TGCTGACCTGCACCCGCCCATCGTGGCAAGAGTACTGTAAATAGACTGTTGTACGCTTCAGGTAGAAGGAAAGAGAAGTGGCCATATTGGTAGTAAGCCCAAGGTAGTAAAAATGGTAGGCAGTTTCTCGGAATGCCTCGGATTTTACCTTAGCATGCGCGGAAATGCGCGGAAATAAAAAGCGGGCGAACATGCTTGAAACATGCTGCCCGCTTGTAAACAGTGGTCGCGCTAGGAATCGAACCTAGATCTAGAGTTTAGGAAACTCCTATAATTTATCCCCTGTGTTGTGGGCTGGGCGCGGGGGCAAATGGTTGGTAGTAAAAATGTCCGTCAACCCATCAATTTAAACAGGTGTTTCCGGTCGAATGCCTTACCCTTGCCCCAGCGGTAAGTCTTGATGCCCGCAGCCTGTATCCGCTTTGTCAGCGTGTCGTCCGAGCACCCCAGCGCCGCCCGGGCGTCAGCAAATGTAATGTGTTTTGTTTCTTCGGTCTGGTTCTTGTATTCCATGCCCAATTCCTTAGCTACCATTTTCGCCAAGGTAGTAAGTAGGGATCTTTCTTCAATGGTTGCTGTATCACTCATTTGGATTTATTTTTTCAAGTAAGCAAAAAAGCACCTCGATTGAGGCGCTGTGTATTATCGGGGTGGGCAATTAGAGGTGTTTCTTAAACGCTAAGGCGAACAGGATAGCCCACGACCCCCATTCAAAAGCCAGTCCTCCGCCTTTTATGTTGTCAGATTCGTACCATGAGTAAGTAAGGACAGGTGTAATATGGAATTCTCGGCATTCAAAATCCTGTATGGGTTCGATAGCTAACCGAGTGCGAGCAGTTATTTTTAGGATCATATCTCATTAAGTTTTAAAACCACCGTAAGCTTAAACTCCATCCCCAAAGATTGGATAAGGGAATGAAGGGATTCTGTGGCGTGATCGTGGACTATATGAAAGCCTTTAGGGATAAATACCTCTTCGTTTTTGGGGTACCCTTTGTAGCCGTGCATATACGGTTCCATTATCGTTGATAGCTTATGCTCATTCAATTCATCTGCCTTTCCTAATAATAGCCAGTCGCCGGGAGGAAGCAAAAGAAGTTTAGGTCTGCAACTAATATCGAAATGAAGGCTGGGAAGGTAACCAGAATCTTCATGCGAAGAACCTTCACTAAATGTTATGTCCTTCGCTCCTTCCGGCACTTGAACGAACCCGTAGGTAGTTCCTTGTATCTTCTTAGTGGTCATTCTTCAGGTATTTGATTGCCAAGTCTCGCCCTTCAGCAGTGAATTGCAGGATTTTAGTGAGGTTAAATTCGTCGGCCCCTTCCTGCATTAGAGCATTCGCCCGTATCTTCTCTATCAATATTGACAGCTTCTTGTATTCTTCAAGGGGGACCGACTGCCGCATCTGATCCTGCGACCAAATGATCTCGCCCTGACCATCTATGACTTCCCAGTGACTATGCTCTCCGTTGTCCGCAAATACTTCTGTAACGTATGGCGGGTTTGATTTATTCAGTATAAATGCTTTCTGTTCCATAACTATCTGTTACCAGCTACATGGTAGCCTGGATTTGTTTAAAGGGTGGAGGTTAAGATTAGCTATTTAGGGAAGGGTTGGTCTCAAAGAATGCTTTCCTGGCAGCTTCAATTTTATATAGATGCTGGGGGAATTGCTCGTAAACAGCGGCAAAAAGTGTTCGTAACCCATTCTCGTGTTTTTGGATGTAATGCTTTCCTAACTTCTCCTTGAATACGTCCAGAAAGGCATCTGTTCCATACGCAACAATGTCATGGAAAGCCCTCGCCTCATCCTCTGACATTTCAAATACAAGCGTTGCACTTACCGATGATTTCAGTCTTGTTTTCATAATTTCTAAAGAGATTTTAAGTAGAGTGTGTAGAGATGGGTAACTGTTGAAGTCCCAACAAAGAACTTCTTATAAAGAATCTCTTTGTTGGTATTTTCAGCACCAACTCCCCATGCTACCCATTCATTTTTATGCAGCCATTCCGCGAAGCCTTCTGCATGTTCCTTAGCCTTTAAGGTGGCGTAGGATTGGGATATGGATGCAATTCTTTTTGCTACATCCTTTTCTAATGTATCGCCCGAAAAGACCGCAAGACACCCCCTATAAACAGGATCGGTGCCAACAACCAATCCGGATTCTTCAATAACTTTTTGAATCTGCTGCGCCAAATCCCCTTCGGGCTTGGTTGCTTCCTTTGCGGCTAATTCCAAGGCTTTTTTAAATCCGATTATGTACGATTCCTGTCCAAATTCTTCAAATTCAGAATCATATTTTTCTGCATAGGAGCGGGCCAACTCCTGTCCTATCGCTATCATTTCTTTATCCTGTAAGTTCATGGTTGCTTTTTAAATGTTATTCAGTGCTTTTGATAGCATGATATTTGCCTGGCCGATCACCAGTTTTGCGTCTAACAAGCATTCTGTAGGCATATTGAATAGGTGGTCTGCCGCTTCCTGCATTGCCTCTTTCAGCCGTTTATTTTCGGCCTCTAAGGGGGATAGATAGGTTTGGGCTACTTCCACACAAGCCCTTGCAGCTTCGTTTTGTTCATCCAAACCTCGGTCTTCACCATAGTCATCATAGCCCCGATTGAGATGACTTACTATCGCTGCTTCCATCGCTTTCACCATATCCTCTTTAGGTGCTGGCCGATCTTCCGCGTTGACAATCTGAGTAGGATGTGCAGATTCAAAGGTGCAGTGTCCACACTTGCAATGCAGCGGTCGGGCTATCCATATTCTTTTGCAGTTTACGCAAATGGAACACTCCTCTTTGGGTAGGGATTCTCTGCCTGCTATGAAGCCCTCAATCCGCCCATACCAGCGCCCCTCGCTATAGTCATCATTAGGCTCGATTTGGCGCGCATATTCAGCGGCCAGTGTTTTTATATCGCTCATTTTCTTAAAATATTTTTAGTTTAAATGTCGTAGAGGTTAAATCGAACGCATATCGCATGTATCGCCGGAATGGCGCGGAAGGTGTAGGTTATTCCGTCCTGCTCATTGAACTGATACACATAAGGTTGCCCCTTGAATACCTTCCCTTTGGTGGCCTTAGCTACGGCAATGGCTCTCCATTCAGAAAATGACAGTTGCCCCGTGCGGCGAAAATCATCGTAACATTCCGAAAGAAATTCCCAGGCATCACAAGAATATTCATTACGTGATTTTCTTATCTGTTTTTGATGAATTACTTTTATCATAATATTTTTAGTTTAGGATGTTACCGCTAACTCCGAATGGGTTAGGGTTCGGTAGATTTCAAGTACATTATCCACTTCTTTGCCGAAGTCGGATTTATTGTAATCCGGATCTTCAAGGTCGATGTATAGATACTTCTCCATCTTTCCCAATGCTGATAACAGATGATTCAGCTGCTGCTTCGTTGTATCTTCTGAGCTTGTATCCATAGTAAATCATTTTGATTATTTCGCCCTTAGGTGCGGGCTGGTGGTAAAAGTCTTTCCATTCTTGTCGCCACTTGGAGAAGTATTGATCTATAAAAGGCATGAGAACAGAAGGCAATTAAAGCGTGAAATTTCAAACACATGCGTCCCGCCGCCTTCCAGTGGAATTTCGATATCGGCGTAGTAGTCACCCATGTGCCTGTCGGTTTTTATCACCGTGTAGGGAATGCCACATTTTATTAATTGCTGGGGTATATCCTCGCAGCAATAAACCATGTCGCCTTTTTGAAGATCTTTCGGGTTTAGCATAATTCAAGTTTTTTGGTGCCCCAATTAGTGGCCTTTTTGTTAGTGGTAAATGATTTGCAGGCTAAGAATGTATGACCACCATCCTTTTCATTCTGCTGGTATGAAGCGGTATATCCATTGTATTCATTGTAAGTGATGATTACTGACTTGGAACCGTTGTTGTTTGAAAGTGTAGTCATAGTAGGCTGCTTTTCATCTCTGCTTCATCGCTTCGATATTGTAAAGGTAAGCATTTTACTTACTCTACCAAATTATTTGTAAGTTTTTTACTTACTTTATTTATCTTCGTTTTATGCCTGACAAAGAAGATCCAAAAAAGAAAGTAGGAAGCTGGAAACTTGCACCTGATGTGCTGGCTATGCTAAAGGCTATTGCAGACCATGACGGGGAATCGCAGGCTACGGTGTTGCGCCAATTAATTAGAAAAGAAGCAAAGCGTTTAAAGATTGATATCCCTCAGCCTGAATAGTCAAGCCTTCAAATGCTTTCCACGATCACAGAAAAGTATTCCTGGCCTTTGGCAACCTTTACTTTCCTTACGGTGGCTTCGTGAATGTCCTTGTCATTGAACTTGTACTTCTTTTGAAGGATGTCCTGCAGTGGCTTGACCGGATTATCCCAATCTGATAGGGGATTGCTCATACCGAATTCGTAGTAAAAGCGGTAGGGTGCGGCTGGCATAGTAAGCGGCGGTAGGGTGTAGAGTAGCTTGGTTTCGTAAGCCTTGTATTCCGGGGTCTTGAACCGTTTGCCTTGCCAGCATTTATTGACAGAAAGCGGCGCGACCGACTGATGGATCTTGGTCATGATCCTATTCTATTATTCACTTCTGAAACAATATCCCCTAAGCTGATTACGAACTGCAAATCAGATCCACCCCAAGCGGGATTGCCGGGGCCAATTGATATGCCTTTGCACTCAATGTCGAACGATGGTGCGTTCTTACCGTAGCCATTAGTAAAGCGGATTATGTCAAAGTGCTTGAATTCAGTGTAATTCTTGAACGCCGAAAAGCAGTTGCGTTCAACAATATCAAAGTGCTGGAGCCGATTCTGCCAATAGTCTTTCAACTCCCGGTATTCCTCTTTCTTTTCGCCGCTGGCAATCATGTCGAACCACTTCTTTTTGAGGGTCAAATGCAGTATCATATTTTAATATTTTGTGGGATTGTTTACAAGTCTATTTCGATCCGACATTTTACGACCTTGCTATCAGTCCATTTCTCAGCCTCTTTAACGGCGATCGCTTTGTACCAGAAAATCGGCAACTGCCCATTTATCGATATCGGATTGCCGCGCTTTGAGACAATTATCCAGTAGTGAGTTTTCTGTATCATAATGTTTTGTGGGTTAATAACCTAGATAAGGGGGATGACTTTTGTACGATCGGCATTCAGGATAAACCTGTCCTCGTCATCAATCGTAAAGCAAGCGGGGCAGTAGTGGTTACCTTCTACGCTACCTTCTGCATCCCCGCCTATGTGCCAACCGCTATTCCCCATCGCTTCTATGATGTCGCAGCTATCCGGCATGGCAGTAAAGCCGCTATGGCGGTCCTCAAATGTTTCATCGCAGTTATCGCAAGAACCGCTGTGCATTGTTACTTCGTAAGTCATAAGTTATTTTTTAAGCTGTTTTACCGAATACCCGGTAGTATCTGTTTATGGTTTCTTCGTTGGTTTCACCCGGGCTACATATTTACAAGCATGTGGATGATATCCTGACTGTGTTTGTACCGGCTGGCCGCTTCCCCGTATGAATGCTGTAATTTGAACTTCATGATGTCAAATTTGTTCAGCATATTGAACCCGTGGACGTAGTGGTAATCTGGCTCAAATGATACTTCATGACCTTCTTCCGGTGTGAATACATCAACCTTTATATCCCCCAGGGTGTAGCCTCGGCGCTCCCAGTTCTCATCATCATATTCGCCGTTGTCGCCGTATTCTTTGGATTGCTGCATGCCATCAGTAGGTACAAAGTCTACACCGTAAGGCAGGAAAATATCAATGTCTTTCGGGCGGCGGCGCACTTGGATGTCTTGCAAATGCAAGGCGAGGCTACCGGAAAGCATCATCATTGGGTTAGCTGAATAGATGAGCTTTGCGGCCTCAATTAATTCATGCACTTTATTTTTAAGGTGTTCGTGTACGAATGTGTCCGTAATCATTGGATAGCTTTTAAAACCCAAGTCTTTGAACCTCTCGATTCATAACGGTGGGTGGTGAAATCAATAGGTTTTATCTTCATCGCTTTAGGATTGGCTGTGTAGTCTATCGCGCCACGTGATCGTTTTACGTTCTTTGGCGCCTCACGTGCGATTTGGCGGGCTATCCCGGCAGCCGCTGTACGTTTCCTTTCGGCGCGTACTTTGGCGGCCAATTCGGGGTTTCTTTTCGCGAGACGGCTCAAATCTTTTGTTCTCGGGTTTTCCCGGTCATAAGTCATGGCTATATCGTGACCCTTGCCCCGTAGCCTGGATGCGGTTCTTACAAGTCGCTTTTTATCCATCTTCAGGTAGTCCGCCACCTCCTGGGAAGTCATTGTTCTTTGATAATTGGCCACTAGATAGGCGACTTCATCCCTGGTGAGTATTCTTGGGTTTTTGCAATTCATTTTCTTACGATAGTTGGGTAGGGTGAAACTGATTGTAGCCACAGAACATAGTCCGGATCTGTCTCCATTCTGTCGGATACGGTTTTAAGTGCATGCATGACGGTGGTGTGATCCTGGCCGAATATGTCTGCTATTTCACTTAGCGACATATCTGTGAGTTTCCTCAGGTAGTAGGCCAGTGCCTGCCGGTATTTGACGATCCGCCATTGTCTTCGTTTCTGAATGAGCCAATCAAGCTCAATATCATTTGCCTTACAGAATAACTCAACCACATTGTCGGATCTTCTGACATGCCCTTTCACGGCACTGATCGATATGGACGGTATCGCCATATAGCTGATTTGCTTTTGCGGTATGTTCATTGGTTTTTGATTTTGGCCTGCTTTTTCAACCGGATCTTTCGTAGCGCTACCGCATATTCCTTTCTTGCTTCCTGCTCTTTGGTTAAAACCAGGTAGTTCTTCTTGCCGGCATACCAAGCCATTTCTTTATCGACATCGAAAATCTGTGTGTTCATGGGTCCCATATTTTAGTGATCTCTTCAACCCGCCTATCAACTTCCGATCGGTTTGCATTATAGAATTTCACATCATCCGGCGTCAAATCGGTAGGGTCTTTAAACATCTTTTCGGCAACGTCCTTGATGCAGCGCTGGCGCATCTTTTCATGCTGATATGGCACTTCCTGTTTAGGCTGCTTTCGTGCGGATTGGGTCATTTGCTCGAAGACCCGCAAGGCTTCGGCTACATCTTCTGGGGACACGTAAGGTGTGATTTGCTTTTGCTCTGTTTGAGGCTTTGACCCCTCTCCGTAAACAAAGGCCCGGGCGGCATTGCTTTCCTCTGCGTATTCAGAAATCCACATCAGCAATAAACCGGGCGTTAAAGCCCCGTAAATCTTCCCATCGTAGGATTCTGTCGTGAGCTCCCCCGTTAGCTTGTTCTTGCGGCTAACAGACCGCTTTACGTTGTATATTCCTTTCTTCGCCCTAGCCACGAAGTGCTTTATCTCGGCAAGATGCAGATAGTGGTAATCCTGGTGCATCAGATCTGCAGTCTCCTCGATTTCACTACTGCTCCATTTTGCCCGGTAGAATTCCAGTATGTGCATGATCGCCACCTCGAAAACTTCAAGGCCGTTAATTCTGCTGCCCGTTCCAGCATTGAGGGCCGAAATTGATTGCGATCCAAGGGATAGCACTTCGGCCGGCAGCTGTTCAGCCCGTACCACTATTCTGGAGACGGCGCTCGGCCATTCGGGCAAGGTGGTCGGCGTTATAGCCACCTGCTGGTTGTTCGCTAGTTGAATTTTGTTGTCCATTGAATTCGTGTTTAGGTTTTACAAATCCCTTCCAACCGTTCGCTATCGTGTGGTGAAGAATTCGGATTGCGTAAGCTTCGATGCCATTTGACATCCTGGATAGTTCGATCAATGCGAGTTGCTCGCTATGAAGCCCTTTGTACTGGAATTTGAATTGTTGCATTTTGTATTCCTTCCAGTGCGTCCACGCCTCATTAAAAGATTCGGTTTCCCAAGGCATTGTAATCATCCTCGGCGCCTGCGGTTTTGGCGTTGGGGGGGGCGGCGCAACGGGGGGCTTTTCTTCAGGGATTTGGTAAGGATGAATGAACGGCTCGCTTTGCGCGTCAGCGCTATTATTCCTTTCCTGTTCTCCATTCCCTTTCTCCATTCCCTTTCCTGTGATGCTTGTACCATCTAAGCACGGTGCTGGTATGGTGCTTGGCTTCTCTTTGATATTCGGCTGTTGATGCTTAGTGAAATTGCATATCTGAATTATGGGGACGCTATAAGAATTGTGTGTATATCTTAAAATGAACCCCATTTTCTTTAACACTTGCAATCCACCTTCTAAATCGTACTCCTCGTAAGGGAATATTTCGGCCTTCAATCTCTTTGGCCGGTCCTCAATTCTGCCTTCTCTATCTGCCTGTGTCCATAGGCCAATAAATAGCAATCGGACCATTGCCGGCAGTTCAGCGAGATCTTCATGCTTGAAGAATTCCGGCTTAATCGTTCTTATCCTGGCCATTTTTAAATAGGTTGTGTGTTTATAAAATCCGCTCTTATTTCGCGCTGGGGGTGCAGAGTTCATTCACCTGGTCCGGCATCATTTCGGCGTACATCTTGCCCTCAAACAGGCCGTTTATAATCTGTTCGGCGTAGTCCTGCCCCTGTGCATTCAGCTGTAAGAAGATGGTTATAATGGCGTCAATACGGAATTCATCCTGGCGCAAATCCTTCATAATGGTTTCCATGTTCCGGCGCTGCTCTTCGGCGTCTTTGCCTTTAATATTCTCCAGCACGCGCTGCTCTATCATCCAGCACCTTTCGGCGAGATTTCCAAGGAATACCTTTTGGTCAAACTTGGCCTTTGATTCTGTGGCTGATAGGTCAAACTGAGCCTTTGCGGATCTGACATAGTGAAGGGCTTTGGATAATTCCTTCATGCCTGGCTTCATGATCTTACGCGTATTGGCGTTGTTTTCGGTTGGTGGTTGGGTGCTCATTTCAGAATAGTTTCGTATGATTCGATTGCTTTGAAGATTTGTAAGGGTATAGCCGGGATTAAGGAGTTACCAAGTGATCTATGTCTGTCCACCCTTCGGGGTACCCCATTAGCCACTCCATAAATTCTATCCTCGGAATCCCGCCAAGCTGTGTGCTGAGGCTTGTCCCACCCTGTGAAAATTTGCCTTTCCTGTAGCCGGTCTCCGACGCAAGTGGGGTAGAGTATAATGTAAGCTCTTCGTCTACGTTGTGCGAGGCCAAATTGGTTGCCTTGTAGACGTTGCCATTCCGCATCATACCCGATATCGGAATAGGCGTTGAGGATTGTTGCAAGTCCTCTTTTGTTAATAACGGAAGAGTTTTCGATAATAGCGTATTTCGGTCGGATCTCATCGACTGCCCGCAGCTGTTCCCGCCATAGCCCACTTTTTGATCCGTCAACGCCTTTCGCGGTTCGGGATGCAATGGAGACGTCTTGGCAGGGAGAGCCGCCTGTGAGGATGTCGATAATACCTCTATAAATAGAGAAATCTGTTGCGCGTATGTCGGCATGTTCTTTAGCTTTAGGGAATCTCAATCTTAGCAATTGTTGGCAAAATGGATCAATCTCGCACCATGCAACCGTATCCCAGCCCATCCATTTAGCCGCCAGGGAGAACCCGCCGATGCCTTCAAATAATCCCAGGTGTTTCATAGTTCTGTTTTAGATAGTCTACTGGAGCTTAACCCCAGGGCTTGGGGTGTTCTGTTTTGGCGAATAATCAATGGGTCGATGTGAGCAGGGATGGTTTTGTAGGTTTTCCCGGTTTCATCCACAAAACCGATGCTTGAGCTTTTGGTAGTCCTTTTGCCAACGTTATACCATGCTACGGAGCCCCAATGATTTGGAGTGCAGGTACTATCGCCAAACTCTTTGTCAGTTTTCTTTATGGTTGTTCCTTCCCGAACAAGACGCCAGCCTTCTGGAATGGTAGTTGACCAAGCCAAACGAGATAATTCTAAGCTGTGATCTTGATATTTATTTTTTCTACTTGGTGTTGTTCGGTCAAACCATTCATCCCGCATCTCTTGCAGGAGGTATAATAACTGCCGCCTCGTATGTTGATTGGATATGTCGATGCCGCTGCTAATCGAAGTATCGTCTGCCATTTCTTCAACTACAGCGAGCTTATATAGGGCGCGCCCGTATGCAGGGTTACCATACCATAATACCCGACTCTTAGCCAACTTGCTATTCTTGGAGAGGTAAGACAGGTTGTATTGGTTATAGGCATAGCCTAATGCATGATCTTGCGACAGATGCCGCGATACCATCACTCTGATTAATTGCATGGAGCTTTTCGGCGCCCATCTAATTGCTATGTAGGTGCACTTCCAGGTTTTCATTTCAGCTAAATTTTAGTCCTCGTTCTTTGGCTTCCTCAGCCGATAATTTGTCGTGAAGGTGTTGGTGGCATGGCTCACAGATTGGCACCCAGCTCTCAACATCGAGATAATGGGAACTTCTATTGCAGCCCGACCACGGATGATGTACATGCGCCGTCTTACCCGTGCACCCCGGCAGCTTCACTTCGCAAACCGGATGCTCCATTTTGAATATGATGCACTTACCAGCGTACACTCTATCAGCTGCAGCCTGCTTTACACTCTTTCTATTGGGTGCTGCTAATTGCTTACCGGACTTGTTTAATATTCTCAGGTGATAGTGACAAAGCAATTCCCCTTCAACTGTTGCTGCGGGTCTCTTGCAGGATGGGCAGTTCATGCAGCCTTATTTAGAAAGGTGAGTAGAGATAGTTTCCCGCTCATAATGTCCTCAACCCGTGGGTCGTCGAGGTTATCGAATTTCTGCCCACACTGAATGCCACACTCCGGGATAATAATGCTCTGCTTTCTGCCTGCATTTGGATCCAATTCGTCAAGGAATGTGCCGTTGATACAGCTATGCCCCGCAACCCGTTCGGCTTTTGCCATACGAGCATAATAATCGGGGAAGTCCACCCGAATCTTATTCCAATACCCCTGGGCGCCTTTCGTGCAGCCGATGCAATTATTGTTGTTGTACCCGAGCTGATACATAACTGGCAGTTCAATACCTGCATTGAGGATCAGCCCGGCGCATTCCGCTTTATCTACTCTATTTTCAATAAGAGGGAAAGCTGACTGTATTGCGGGATTATCTTCAATGAACCGGATAGCCCTGTTTATTTGCTTTTTGTTGCATTCAAAGCCCCAAACCTGATAAGAGTGCTGGATTGTATCTTCAATGAACCGGCGTACCTCCTTTTTCAATTCATTCGTGCACCGCGCGCCGTCCGGCCCATTGACATACTTTGTCTTTTCAATCACCTCATACTGATCGGCAAAAAATCGGTTTTGGTATTGTTCAATCGGCTGGCCATACCATTTTTCACAATCCGCTTTGAAACGTAAGGAATCCGGGTGGTGGCTGTCAATGTGGATATAGCAAATCCTTACCTTCTTGAACATCTTCAAAGCCATCTTACAGGCCACAGCACTGGTGATACCGGCAGACCACCATGCAATAACAGGCTTATCGGTTATTATGCTTTCGTGCTTGTAATCGGGGAATAAGCTCATTATTTTGGATTTAGGTGGGAGAATAAAAGGCAGCGTTACGGCGCTGCCAGTGTTCAATTAGAAAATATTCATGCGAGTTGTAGCCTGATCCAATCCATATGAGGATTGATGCATTCCCATTCGCCTGCAGCTTTTCGGCGCTCAATCGTTTTTGAAACCCTTTCCATGATGTAGTGTCCACTCTGCGAAGCCATAAAGAACACTTCATCCCCATCTTCGATCACCGTTTCTGGATGAATCTGCGCGTCAACGAATCGGGTCTTGCCCTCGCTAAACGGTCGCAGGAAGCATTCTAAAGGGTGTTTGCGTGCGATATTGTTGCCCTTTGCGCTGCCGCTTAAGTTGTGAGTTGTCATGATATTTGTGTTTTAAAGTGGGCTTTTACCCTTTAGAAATTATAGTAGCATTAATAGAAGGATCGTGTTCTGCGAGTAGGATTGAGGGTGATGGTAAACCCATGAGCCGCCTATTTCTAATGATCATTGATTGGTGATCACCCCACAATTCCCCGAGGTATGCTCTGGCGGCTGTAATACATGCCTTAAGCGTCTCTATTTTTTCGTCTGAATGTTCTACGTCCCAAACCTTAAAGCGTTCTTCCAGCGGCATGTTATCGTAGTTGTGTGCCTTACGAAGCTCATTGCACAGGTCCAGGTAATCAGGATCTTCCATGCTTACGAAGTGGTGTTTATACCACAGCTTTCGCTCTTCGTCAATCAGCATGTGCTCCGGGGTATTGTTCAGGCAATAGAACAATCGGAATTGTTCGGCGCCGTCGAGCCACATATAACCCCGTCCCTGCCATTCGTAGTCCCAGGTTAAATCTGCCTTGCCGAACGTGAAGCGATCCCATGCGTTCTTGATGTCATACACAATCCCGTCCACCGCTGTGTCCTTTTCTCCGTGGATCCAGCCGTTGCGCTTGCGCTCTTTATTTTTAAGCACCAATTTGCCCTGGTGAAGTGTCTTTTGAAGTAATGTGATACCGTCCTCCTCCTGGTAGATGCCTTTCTCAAAGTATTTGCTGGTAATGTCCTTCTGAATACCGTTGATGTGTCCAATGAACAGGTCCAACAGGTAGGTCTTGTTTGTATCCGTCAGCTTCCCGGACTTGCTTACGATTTTCCCGAGTGCGCTGCACCGGAATTCATGTTTTGAGAAGTCCATGATCATGCTGCTTTAGATAATTGTTCCTTCCGGGCCAAAAAGTCATCCATCAAATCATCTGTTACGTGCTCATACACGCTGTCCAGCTGCTCAATCGTCGTGGCGCCGGCAATAAAGTCACGGATGCGGTCTGCTTCCTTTTGCGCTGCAATAGCTTCCGGTTTGATCACTTCAGCGTCCGCATCTACATATTCCACATCATTTGTATCAACATCTTTAATAACCGCCTGATCGCTTAGAACCGCCCTTTGCATCTCAATAGATAGTGGAGCATTTTTGGAGAGGTTCAATTTGGTGACGGTCTTTAGTGCCATGCCTTCAAAGTCATCTTTCCAAAGGCCGTAGCCCTTTTTAAAGGTTTGGCTGTACTTCATGGCGTGGGCCGTTACTTCCGGCAGGTACATGAGGAAGGTCTGTTGAAAGCCATTGGCAAGCTTAAAGAAGGATACATAAGCGACGATCTTTGTTTTTGCCCGCGCTTCCTGGTCATCTATCCACTGAAATTCAATGTCACCGGAAAGCCGGTCATGCTTCTTTATTTCCCCTTCCCGTACGTCTGTGGCGTTGAGGCGCTGGAATTGACCCGAGCGTATTGCCAGCTGCTTAAAGCCCTTGTAGCCCATCTGAAACTGCGCTACGGTAGCCCAGCGGTCAGGTTGTCCGTCTGTGCCCTTAATCTTTGTCTTGTAGGGCACGATGTAGGCAAAGCCCAGGTTGTTATTAATCGGCAGGTCAAGCGTGGCGGCTGTTGCTGCAGCCTGGTACACGCTGGTGGGCTCCGCACTCTTAAGCATCTCATTGGATGCCACGACCTGGAGCACAGATGTCATAAATCCCTGGGCTTTCTTACCCAGCATTTCTTCAAACTTCTTGCGGACGTCGATGCGTTCGAAAAGTGTCTTGGTGGTTAGCTGTTTCTGTTGTGTCGCTAACTGCTGTCCTTGCTGTTCCATTGTTTATTGAGTGTTGTTGTTTATAACTTGAGTGATAAAAGGGATTAATCTTCAACCGGCATGTTCCGAAGCCAAATCCAGGTTCTTACACAGTCTTTGGGTAGAAACTTCATGGCAATGGATATGATCTTTACGAACATTGCCAGCTTGATCTGACGCTTTAGATCCTGAAAGGCTGGGCTGAATTTTGTAGGCATATGGATTGTTTTAAAAAGAAAATCCCCGATCGGGTTGAACGGGGATTTAAAAAAGGGTGGTGAGGGCAAGGATTTGAACCTGCATGAGTAGTCTCGGTCACGTTGTACACCGCTTTGGCCTACCTTCTGTCACTGTTGCGCTACCGATATTTCTTTAAGGACAATCGCGTCTACCAGTTCCGCCACCTCACCATGTACCAGATACAATCCGTCTGGCGGCGGTAAGCGTCTTTATTCCTTTGGCCATTCGGGCTTTTGCATCCAGTGCGTGACTATTGGCATAGGCTTCCCAGTGTCGTAGCCGACGAAGAAAGTAGAATCCTTTTGACGCATTGCGAATTGCATGGATCTAACTCTATTTTCATCAATTGCGATCACTTTCTCTTCTGACTCAGGCAGTTGGTCCTCTACTTTTATCCATTTCATATTCTTAGGTGGTTTTAGCTTTCGCTTTTAGTGAGAGAGGGGGGGATTATGCTGCCAGACGTTCGTTTGCTTCATCTACGGTCAAATACTTGCCTTCAATGAGGCCAATCAACATATCAGCAATGAATGCCGGCTTATAGGTATCTGATATTTTAGCATCTGGGTTGCAGAGGTAGTCTGGCAAATCCTGGTCTTTATCCATATAGGCGGATAGCATGGCCCCAAGTTCTCCGACGGTGAACAGCGGGGTAGATTCCGATGCGTTGCCGTGCTTGCTATTCCATGCGAGGCCAACCTCTCGGAAGTAATCTTCGCCGTCCGAATCAAGGTATGAGTAGACAATGCACTCGTCATCTGGATGCTCAATACCTAATGCTATCAACTTCTTTGCGTGTTCTAATGAGCACACTTGATCTTGCAATTTCATATAATATTCTTGTGTTTACCCGCTTCCTTAATTAACCATAAAAGGAGTAAGAAGAAGCGGTGAGTGAAATAAAAGAGGGTAATATTCAATAGGTAGGGTAGCAGTTGGAGCATCGCTACCCTTTTTGAAATACCTGAACGGGGTGAGCCTCGCAGGGGTAGTGTGGCCAGCACTTGTCTGCGGTATCGCGCACATACATCCGATTTGATGTAAGCCGGATTTTCGCTCCAACGTATATAATACCGGCATTTTGGCTATTATAGACTACCCGGATAAAATGGCGGCCGTGCATATAGTCTACATCAATCCGAGACCCAAAGCCTCCAAATGTTGTAGGCTTGCTTTTCTCGCAACTGTATGAATCGATTCCATTCCGCTTGAAAAAGGCATTTGATTTAGCAGATGATGGGTAGTATTGATAGTGAGAAAAGCTACCAAAGGCTTCTAGTCGCGCCGCAATCAACTTGATATTTTGGGCCGTTAGTGTTATGTATGAGCGTGCCATAACTTATTCAGGTTGTTCATGATTATAAAAAGGGGGTGGGATAACGATGTCGTGCAATAGCGGCTCCTTGCCCGAATATGGATGATCGGATATTCTGCACTGCCTATTATCTACTACGAAATAGATGGAGACCGAACTCTTTGAAGAATGATTTTCCCATCCGCCCAACTCCTTTATTTTTCGTCGCGCAATGGTGGAGAACAGGGGCCGGTAAGCATAGCGCGCAATAGCCTTATAATGACATTGCTTGCGTCTGAACGGGTAAAAAAGCCCGTCTGCTAATCTCAGATATGGTAGGTGAGGCTTGCCCCACTTTAATAGTTCTTCATTCGTCATGGCTTAATTCAGATTTAGGCACCGGCATCCGCCATACAAAAAGCATTGGAACCATGATAAGCGCCCATAGGATGCTTGAAGCAATGATCTTGATGGAATACATGGTCAGGCGGTTTGAGGTGTGAGTGATCCAATTTGCGAACGTCTGCGCTCTGCATCTTGCTTTAAGCCATCCAGGATCGGCCAGAACGCTGCCCCATACTCAATGTGAATAAAGAGACCATCCAGCAATATCTCGGCTATCTCTTCTTCTGTTTTAGCTTCCTTCATTTTTACCCGCAATGGGTGACCGGTAAGCCCGGGTGATAGTGTATGTGACATTAGGCTGCTTTTGATTGGTTAGGAATAGATTGTAAAGGGTCAAGGGCGGTAAGCTCTGTGGTGTTCAATCGGGACGGGGCAAAGTCTGTACGGGCTTCTCTTTGGTTGATGCACCGGCTTAATTCCCACCATAAAGCGGCAAGGCCTTCTCGTTCGATCCATTCCAACAGCGGCATTTCATATTCGTTGCTGTCCGGATCATCGTCATTCACCGGGATAACACCGTCTTTACCGTTCATGAACCGCACCAACTCGTCAAATAATACCGTGCGCTGCATGGTTTCATCGTCTCCCAAATAACAGTCGCATAGAAATGCACCGTTCTTTAATTCTGCATGGTCAACACTTAGCTTGTGCATGGCTAATCGGTTGAAGGGGTGAGTAGATCGGGGTTCTCGTGGATATTCCCGATGACCTCCAAAACGCTTGCGTCGCTTGGCGCCAACCAAAAGTTGTCTTCGTCATTCTCGGGTATATCTTTCAATATCCAACCAATACCCTCATATTCATCTAAGGACAACTCGCCGAAGTACACTTCATACTGCATTTCGCTATCCCGCACTATATCACCCTCGTAAATATCTTTGCCATTCTGATCTTTCAGGCCCGTAAACTGCATTAAACCCCATTTCAACGGATGGTCGAATGCCGGATTTGTAGCGGCAAAGGAATCCAACCCGTAATAGTTTCTCTTTGAAACTCTGCCATCTAAGGCGATTTCGATAATCTCAGCAGAAGATCCGCTGCCAATAGCTACTACCGGTGGAGTTATCATTTCTTCGCCGGTCCATACCCGGAACTTAATTTCTGTGCTCATAATATTATTTTCAGTTAGGAAGCTTTCAGTTGATGTAATCGATCTCTGTCTTATGCTGATTACCTGCGCATGACCGATATTGTTTGAGACGTTGTAGGTCTATTAATGCAACCGATCCATCCGGTAGCTTTACTTTTTGATGTATATTTGCGGTAGTCCCGCAGGAGTTGATGTTGTAACACATTTTCGATTTTTAGTGAGGATAGAAGATGCTATTGTTCGCGCAATAGCGTTTTTGTTTCTATGGATTGCCTGTCTGTGTCAGGCGTTATCTTTAAGGTGGGGTAGTCGTCTTCATGTCAATTACGATTTGTTCTGTTTTTGTTTTTGATCCCAGGTTAAACTCCCAGGCTCATGGCGGGAGTGCTAAGCGCATGTTCGATTGTTATTTTACGGGGGTGAATTATTGTTTAGTTGGGCGTTGGCCTCATTAAGGCTCTTCGGCAAAACCGCCTCTGAGTGGTTTTGATGGTCTAGCAACTTTACCTTCATCTACTCGTACCGGCTGGTGGTAGCAATCATAGCATAGTCCACTATAAAGGAATTCGAACTTTGTTTGGTTGCACTTTTTGCAATCTATTTTTATTGCCTCGCCATCATCTAAAGTGACAGGTGATTGCTTTGATAATGAGATGGTGTAGGCTGATTTGTGTATAGTGCCAAAACCCGTTCTCTTTTCAGGCACATGCAAGCCAGCTACGCCGTATTGAGTAACCTTATTGATTTTGGATTGACCGTTGAAAGTGACTCCATTTAATCCCTTTACAATTTGACGTATGAATTGATCGGCCAATTCGGGTGTCTCAAATACACCTAATAACATTGTTTTATAATCCATAGTATGTAACGTTTCGGTTTAGCTAACCCGGCAATATTGCCTTTCTTCAGTGCCGGAAGCATACCGGCAGACGTTTATCATGCTTGCTTATAATGGACGCTCCTAACGCCTGCATGCTGTTTCGGTTCTTACACCACCTGTCAGCCAGTACGGATTATACTTTTCTGCTATCCCTTGCGGGTCCGTGAAGCGCTGTAACCACCAGCCGTGTTCTGTGATAGCTTTGTGTTGGGCTATCAATCCCCTTTGTTCGTAGATATAAAGGCATTGCAGCCTGGAAAGAGGTTGTTCAATGAGGGGCAATGAACATTTACTATATCAGTTGAGGTTTCAGGCCGCAACAGATTGACTTGCAGACTTTAAAAACTTATTCAGGAAGTACACCTGGCCTTTGCCGGTTACTTTCGTAGTCGTGGACGCAATGATTGTCTCGGGCTGGGTAATGGTGCTTTTCTTCACTTCAAATAGTCCCAGGTTCAGCGCCATTTGCGTAGGCAGGTTGTAGTAGCTTCCTTTCTTGCACAGGTAGCCGTCTGCACGCAGTTTCTCAAACAACTTGTTCTGGCCTATGCGGTATCCACCCTGTGTCAGGTATGCCGCCAGCTCCTTCACGAGGATGCTGTGCTTTGAAGCGCCTACCGTTTCGGCAAACAACACTTTTGATTCCTGCTGCTGGATTGTTGTATTCGCAACCTGCAGTTGTTGTAGTGCCTGGTTCTTTTCTGCACGTTCCCGCTTGATGGCTTCCATGGCCCGGATCATGTTGTCCGGGGTGAGCAACGTTTCGGGGGTGGCATACATTCCGTGCTTACGGATGGATGGCAATACTTCGGACGTTACCCACTTTTTGAAAACCTTGGCGGTCTCAAGACGTGAACCAAAAATCAAAGCATAAAGACCGCCCTCATTTACCAGGTTCACCTGAAGTTGCTTTGTAGGGCTTTGCGGGTGCGGTATGTAACCAGTAGTTACATCCTCTGTATCACATAAATCCTGAATAGCTTTTCTGCTGTTGGTGTGTTCAAGAACGTTACACACTTCCTTCACGATAAAGTATGGCTGATCATTCTGCATCACTATTGTGAGTTTCTGATCATTGAATACAAAAAGTTTAGTATCTGACATTTGGCACGATTTTGATTATTAGGATTTGCTGGTCTTTCTGTGGGACTATGCCGTAGCCAGGTAGCTTACCAGCTTATCCGCTACATTTTTCCTGGCCGATCCGTTTCGCATGACCCGGTTAAGGGTATTGGGCGGCAACCCGGTTTCGTTTGATACTTTTTGAAGCGTGCCGTGCAGTTTTGTTTTTGCTTTCAGCTTCTTGATCCATGTTTCTTCAATTGGTACTACTTCCATGAGTTGCAGGTTTTGAATTAATGATTTACCTTGTTGCGTTTGTCGGAAACGTATGCGGTTCGTATTCGTTTCTGATGTAAAGGTAACGTTACTTTGTTTACACTTCCAAATATTTTTGGTACTTTTTTTACATTTTCATGAAAATAGTTTTGCTTAATGTTTAGTGCAGATGATTTAAAGAAGATTAGGGAGGATAGAAACCTTACTCAGCAAGAGCTGGCTGATGCCTTGGGCGTATCGAGAGTGCTGTTAAACAAAATGGAAGGCGGTTCGAAGACTCTTAGCAGGGCTACCCAGATACTACTAAGAGACTACTTGGATGGGCGGCATGTAAACAAAGTACCAATGGAAACTAAAGAGAACGCAGGACATGCGGGACGAAACAACGAAACCCCGCCACAGGGGCAGGGTTCAGAAGATGAAAGGAAGTATAGCAACAGCGCTTTAGACAAGTTGATTCAGGCCAATGCTTTGCTCTATGAGAAGGTGATAGCAGCAAAAGACGAAACAATTGCAGCACAGAAAACGAGTATGGAAGCCATAGCCAGGGCTGAACAGGCACAAAGCCGAGCACTGGAGATAACGGCCGCTAATTTTGTTGGTCGTCAAGAATTTGACCGATTTGTAGCGGAGCGGGATCTGGTACAGAACTTTGCTCTTGAACAAATTGCCAAGGTTTCTGCAAAGGGGAGCTCAAATCCCGAAAAGGAAGCTTTGGTGCTTCAAAAAGAACTGCACAAAAGAATTGGTGATTTTGTGGAAAATCGGAAGAATCGCAATTTCTCAGGCGCGAACAAGTAGGACAATTAGGCATTAGGCGGTTTTTAGAAAGGCAATATCAGATTGAAAGTTGCAACCTATCTGCAAGTATAGAACCTAAATATACTCAATCATGAATCCGTAGTATTATAATGTACTTTAATTAAAATCGATTAACAATATGAAAACAATACTATTCCTGCTATGCTCAGCGGTGCCAGTTATGGCCATTGCGCAAAGCTCAATAAAGGTTTCAGCTGGTCTTAACTATAATTCAATCCCAAAACTGGCAATGGAGTATGATAAGCCGGGCGTAAATGCGGTCGGATCAATCAATTATAACTATACGATAAAAAACAAATGGGAATTGGGATTAGGCGTCCTTATTACAAAGCTTTCTGCCACAAAAATACTGATAGGCTCGGCGAATGGTATATCTGGTGATGAATACAAGTTAAAGATGAATTTCGGCAATCCTGTTTTTGCGATTGGGTTACATGCCAATAGATTGTTCGACATAAAGCATAGCACATTGTACGCAGGGCTATATGTCGGATATCTGTCTTTAACCCATAGTGACAATCAAAAAAAAGAGACCCTTGGCGGGCTGACATTGACTACTGAAAGCACCGACCCCAAGGGATCCGGGTTTAGTGCAGGCATTCAGGTCGGATATGATTATTCACTGGACAGGCATCTTTCGATTGGTCTAGAGATTGCCCCAAGATATGCATCAATTACCCGGGATGGCTACTATCCATCAGCGGATAAAACAACCTATAGCCTTATCTACATCCCAACCCAAATAGGGCTCACTTACAAATTCTAATGCAATGAAATTAATACTATTCATCCTGGCTTTTGTGCCAATAGTATCAAAGTCCCAAATAGCCTGCGATTCTGCAACAAAAGTCATCGTAGATAAATTCACCAAGAGGCGAGGCCTCGTGATAAATGAGTTGATGGTAGAATATACCGCCGATCAGAAAAGCGCTCTTGCGATCGGTATCAAACAGGTTGAAGGTAAAGATGTTGACATGGAAGTGCATGTTATTGACAGGGCGTTTGGTTGCACAGACGAAACCGGCCGAGTGTATTTCATGTTCTCTGATAGTACAACTGTAGATGTTGTAAATCGTAAGGGCTTCAATTGTGATGGCGCATCATTGATTACGCTAAACGCTTATTATGCTCGAAAAATTAAAGAGAAGCTAATGGCCATGCCAGTGATTGCGGTGCGCGTGACAAGCAGGAAGGACAGCTACGAAACAGATCTAAGCCCCGACAATTCAAAAAAGCTGATGCGAACAGTTCAATGTTTCTTCAAACCGATTGAATAGTAGGCATCGAGATCAAAACCCAAGATATTAGACAAGCAAAAGAACCAGACAGATGACAGGTGAAGAATTAAAGAAGCGAGTGCTGCTCTTCCAGCCCAACCAATCCGAGCTTGCCCGGACCATGGGAATAACGCGCCAGGTATTGGATAGTAAGTTCCGGACCATAAGCATATCGTTAGAGTTCGCATTGGACGTGGCAAACGCGGTAAAAGTACCTGTGTGGCAACTGCTCGGCATTCACTTCGACGGGGCCAAAAACAGGATAGGAAGCCCTGAAACGGCCATACTGAGCGGGTTAAAGGACATAGAGCAGAAAGTAGCAGAAATGAAGAAGCTGCTTAGTAAGAAGAAGTGAGAAAAAGCCCCTTGCTGATGCAACAACAAGGGGCCAGGATGATATTCTTTCGGCTGAAAGCAGGCTCAAAGGTAGTATTATTTTCTATACAGGCAATACCCGGTTACATCCCAGCATACCCTGTTGAGGTTTCTGAAATTTCCACTGATTAAATCATTGAAGAGTATAAATGACCTGCTCTCAGCTTCCGGCCCTTACTTTACAACCCATCATCCAAAGGGCAACAGCGTTAATTTAAGAGGCTTTCGCCCTATGCTGGTCATGTGTTGTTCCGGGTGAAACATTGCACACTCTGTACACGCTGCCGATATCTTCCAACTACCATTCCAGGTAGAGGCTTTAGTAAAAAAGAGCTAAACTTTCATTCTGACGTTGTTGCATCAACGACGCGGGATCAAACAGTTTTAAGACCGCATATAAAAGTAAACAGAAAGGCGAGCGAGAAACGGCAAAAGAAATGAACCAAGTGTGGATATCAAACCTAATTATCGATCTCGTCTGAAATACTTATGATGTAAAAGTAATAATCTATCTTTACAAAATAGCAATAGTCTTTACAAATGGCTATTGGTTATTTACGTATGGCAGATGCGGGAAGGCCGACCAAATACACAGAACAGATTGCTGATGAAATCGCAGACGATATATCCAAAGGCATAACGCTTGCGGAGATATGTCGTCGTGAGCACATGCCTTGTCGATCTACGGTATACGAGTGGATGAAGGAGAATGAGCAGTTTTCCGGACGAATCACGCGCGCGCGCGAGGCAGGATTTGACGCCATCGCCGAGGAGTGCTTACAAATAGCGGACTTTACGGGTGATGACACAATCCAGACAGAATTTGGCCCAGTTCCGGATAAGGAATGGATTATGCGCTCAAAACTGCGTGTTGAGACCAGGCTAAAACTATTGAGCAAGTGGGATCCCAAGCGCTATGGGGATAAAGTTCAAACCGAGCTGTCCGGGGAGCTTAATGTGAAACAAATAACCGGCATGACTGTAAAGTGATGGAACTGGTTTTTGATACACACGGCAATGAGAAGCAAAAGGAAGTCTGCAAAATGTGGATTGACCCTTCTGTGACTGACATTGTTTATGGTGGATCGAAAGGCAGCGGGAAGTCCTTTCTTGGCTGTTCGCTCATATTCAGCGCCGCTTTAACGTATCCTGGTACGCATTGGTTTATTGCCAGGAAGAAGCTCAATGACCTGCGGAAGTTCACCATCCCCTCTATCTATGAGGTGTTTGATGTTTGGGGTGTCACTAAAGGCTATTACAGCTACAATGGCCAGGATAACTACTTTACGCTCTACAACGGCAGCAAGGTATTTCTCCTGGATGCTAAGTGGATGCCATCCGATCCGCTATACGCTCGTTTCGGGTCTATGCAGAATACCGGGGGCTGGATAGAAGAGGCCGGGGAATTTGAAGTAGAAGCAAAGAATAACCTTGCAGCCTCTATCGGTCGATGGAAGAATGAAGAGTACAACCTACCCGCTAACTTGCTGCAGACCTGCAACCCTTCAAAGAACTATCTCTATTCTGATTATTACAAGCCCAACAAAGAGGGCACTTTAGATGCCTGGAAGCGTTTTGTACAAGCATTGCCACAGGATAATAAGATGCTGGATAAGGGTTACTTAGAGAATCTGGACCGGACACTGACGAAGAACGAGAAAGAGCGTCTGCTTAAGGGTAATTGGGAATATGACGATGACCCGCAAAAGCTGTTCAATGATTATGATAAGATATTGGACATGTTCGCCAATAACATGCAGATTGCGGACTATTCAGGCGGCAAATACCTGTCTGCCGATATCGCCTATGAAGGCTCGGATATGTTCGTAATCGGCAGCTGGGAAGGGCTGGTGCTCACTAAAGTGACCGCAATCGATAAAATAGATGATGTTGCAGTAGCCAGGACCATCAACGAGCAACGCTTAAAGACCGGAATTCCTATCGGGAACGTTGTCTATGATGCGGATGGCCTTAAAACATTCGTCCGGCAGTCTGGCAAAACAGGGCTACTGGCATCCGCAAAGGAATTCCACAATGGCGGCAAGGCGCTGCATGGTGAGAACTACTACAATTTAAAGGCGCAATGCTACTTCAAGTTAGCAGAATACGTTAACGACAATAAAATATACATAACCGATCAGACCTACCGGAAGCAGATCATTGAAGAGTTGGAGCAGATTAAAAAAATGATCCGCAATGATGACAAAGAACCGCTACGGGTAGAGCGTAAGATTGATTTGCGCGCCAGGCTGGGAAGATCCCCGGATTTCGTGGATATGATGGCCATGCGCATGGTATATGAACTCAAACCTAAAATAGCTTCGCGTCCAGGATGGGCGATATAAATAATAAATCATGGATAAAGACCTTTTCCAATCATTGCTTAATACCCCGGATGCTTTATGCTGCTCTATACGAGCCCAATGGAAGCCATTTTACAACCGTGATGACTTTAAAAGTTATGATCCTAAGAATCATAAGATAAACTATCGCCTCCCCCGGCTTGTGGCTAAGCCAACCGATAAAGTGAATCCAGAAACCGATGAGCCTGTATATGAGAAGGTGTGGGAGGAGCAAAATAAGCTTGCGTTCTCAGATCAAAAGATCATTGTGGATACTGCCGTAGCGTTTCTAACAAATGGGGATGTAACGCTAAAACCTGCAATCACAGATGATACCGGTGCTCAGCTTGCTACTTTGGTGCAAGCCACTTGGGATAAAAACAAATTGGATTACGAGAATAGCGACATGGCCGAAACCGTCAAAACGCAGCTTGAATGCGCTGAGATATGGTATGGTGAGGTGGCCGAAAAGGATTCCGAAGGCAACACCACCAGGGCAGAAATGAAGGTACGCTTCTATAAGCCGTCTGATGGTTACGATTTAATACCCGTTTGGGACAATAACCGGGACCTTATAGCCTTTGCGCTCCAGTACCAGGACGCAAAGACAGCAAAAGCAAGGTATATGGATGTTTACACCGATACTTATATCAGGTACTACGTCCAAAATGGCCAAGGTTGGCAAGAAAGGCGGGCGGCAGCACCATTGCCATACGGCAAAATACCCGTTATACTATGGTGCCAGCCGCACTCGGACTATAGGGACGTCCAAAGCCTTATTGATAGAAAGGAAATGGTTATGAGCGGCTATGCTGATGATAACGACTATACTGCCAACCCTTTCATGTTCATAAAAACCGATAAGTTAGTATCAATGCCTCAAAAGGGGCAAGCAGGCAAAGTGCTGCAAGGCGATGGGGCATCCGATGCCAAGTTCTTGGAAAGGCACAGCAAGCCGGAAGCAATTATTTACGAAATGGACACTTTGAACGATGCAATATACGGGTCCACACAAACCCCCCAGCTCGATTTTAAGTCTATGCAGGGGCTTGGGGATATTTCAGGGGCAGCATTAGATCGTTTACTTATATCTGCCCACATGAAGGCGATGAAAGCGCATCGTAGCTGGTACGGTAAGGGGATTCAACGACGGATAAACTTTCTCGTAGCGGCTTTATCAGCCATCACTCCCGGGCTTGCAAGTGCAAAGGACTTGACAATTAAGCCGATTTTCGGGCTTTTCAAACTAGATGCGGATTCCGACAGGGTAGATGTGGCAACAAAAGCCTACCAGGCGAATATCATGAGCCAGAAGGAAGCCATCGCATACGCTGGCATCGCTGATGATCCCCAGGCAACACTTGAGGCTATTCAGGCAGAAAGTATTGCAAAACCACCAGCAGATAACCTCAATAAATAATTAGTAGCAAATTTGCTATTGTGTAAATAAATCTATTTACATTTACAGCAACAAAACTTTACTATATAATGGCCGTTCCAAAGGATAAGGTTGCTGCTGCGCTTGGGGTTAAATACAGGGGGAAAAGCATCTCAAAGACTTTAGTTAATGATCTAGCCACTGATTGGGCAGAAAAGATCGAAGATGAAGCGGGGATTGATGAGTACATCAACAACCACGACACGATGATCAATGTCTTCATCAAAGAAGCAGACCGCAGAGCAACCACCGCAGCAGAAAAGGCCCGTAAGGAAGCTTCGGATGCAGCAGCAGGACGCCAGACAGATGATCAGAACCAGGGCGAAGAAACAATACCGACCGATGCGCCGGATTGGTTCAAGCAGTTTGCAACAGCACAAGCACAGCAAACCAAGGTACTGACTGATAAGCTGGCAGCTTTTGAGGGGGCGACACAGGCTAAGACAATTCAGGAACGCTTCACCAAGGAAGCCAAGGCGAAAGGGGTACCGGATGCGTGGATTAAACGCTCCCTGCCAGGTACTGAAGCTGACTACGACACCGCGCTTAATGACATCGTAACCGATTACACACAGTTCGCAACAGAAAACAAACTGAAAATGATTGGCGGCGATGCTCCAGGAGGCAACGGATCGGGTGGAGGCAATAGTAGTGTTGTTACCGCGTCTAAAGAAGAGATCGCGGAAGTAATGAAACAACTTTAAAAACAAGCAAACTATGCAACTTCAAAATTTAGCAGATACCCCGGTACTGTTCGATGATGGTCTGGATTCGATTGTGATCCGGCACTGTTATATGACGGTCCCAGGTGGTCGCACACTGGACGTGACAGGCTTTGCGCCGACAACGATCCGAAAAGGGCATGTTATCATCAAAGCCAATGCGGCCGGTGGTGATTACAAGCCGATGCCTGTTACGGGCGTCAACGCTATTGCCGCTCTTGGCGTAGCTAATGTAGGCTCCGGCTACGTGAACGCAGGTACTTACGCTGCTGTTGCCCTGACGGGCGGCACGGGCACAGGCGCTACTGCCGACATCAGCATTTATGCAGGTCGTGTAACCTCTGTTACCCTGGTAAACAAGGGTGCGGGCTATGCAGCAGGTGATGTACTGAGTGCCGCAGCTGCTAACATCGGTACTGGTGGTACAGGATTCTCTATTCCTGTTCTGTCTGTTCTTGAAGCAGCAGCCTATGCAGCACTGCCAGCGTCTCACTCTTATGTGGGCATTGCTCAGCATTCCATCCTGACAGCAAAGAAAAGCATCGGTATCATGACTGGTGGATCATTTAACCCGGTGGCAGCACCATACGACTTTAGCACCATTGCTGGAGCATTCAAAACCGCTGTTCCCACAATCCTCGCGCAAGCTGATTAATTATGAATCCGTCATTATTTATAGCGCTTTTACAGCAGTACTTCCCTTCGCTCACAACTGCGATTGTTGAAAAGTACAACGGCGAATCCCGCCCACGTCCATACTTCTACCGCCAATTCAGCCGCCCGGAGTTCTCTGTGGATGGCAAATGGCAGTCCGTGACCGAGAACAACAGCCTTGTAGCTGCTGATATCGTTGCCATGGATTCTGAGATCCCATTGAAGAAGCGCTCTGCGCTGGCCCAGGCTACGGGCGACATCCCCAAGATGGGTATGAAGCTGGCACTAAATGAAAAGGAACTCACTGACCTGCAAACACTGATTGCCCGCGCATCCCTGAACGGTGGCGCTACACAATCACAGATTGTGGCTAAGCTGTTCCGCGACGTTGACCGTGTTATCGGTGGCGGCTACGAACGTATTGAGCAGATGTTCCTGGAAGGTCTTTCTACCGGCGTTACCGTTGTCCCTGACAGTGAAAACGTTGGCTTGGGGGTTCGTGTTGATTTCGGCTACCTGGCTGCCAACTCGTTTACGAGCTCAACGCCATGGTCAAACCCTGCATCTACGCCATTCACAGACATGCAGCCAATGCTGGACCGTGCAGCGCTTCAAGGTGATGTTATCACTAAAATCCTGCTTGACCGCGCAACCATGAACCGCATTGCGGCAACAAATGAAGGCAAACAGCTATGGGCTGCCGCCAACGGCTTCAATGGCGCCAACATTCCGCGTCCTACGATTGATAATCTGAATGCAGCTGTGCAGGCAGAGTATGGCTTTACCTTCCAGATCATCGAGCGCTCTGTGACGTTTGAAAAGAACGGCGCACAGACAGCCCGTAAGCCATGGAAAGCAGGCCAAGTGGTAGCAGTTACCACCGATGACCTTTGCACGCTGGCTTATGCCCGTTTGGCAGAACAAGATCATCCGGACGCAGCGTGCGAGTACCAACTTGCCGATCTGTTCATGCTGATCTCCAAGTACCGTGTAAGTGAGCCATCCCTGCGCGAAATGACCAAGATGCAAGCGCGTGTTGTTCCTGTCGTGAACAATCCGAATAGCATCTACACCCTGGATTCAAACATCACAGCTGGCTAATATGGCACGGAAAGCGAAAGTAAACGAAGATGGTGCCGGCATTAGCAGTGTAGATAGCTACATCGTTCTTCAGCCATTCCAGGATGCCCGCGAACACGCAACATCATCCGTGCCTCAACAGTATGAGGCGGGCGATGATGTGAGTGATATGGATGCGGGCCGATTGGCTTCTTTGGTTAACCGTGGCATCGTAGGCCTCACTAAGGCAGAAGCAAGCACCGAAGCATAATGTACAACGAGCAGGCCATACAAACGCTTATTGACCGCATAGGATGGTCTATGCCGATCGAAATATCCGGGATTACTTTGACGGCTGAAAACCTGAGAAGTGATTCCGGGCGTTTCTTTGATAGCTTCCATAAGCTGGTAACGGTGCATAACGTATATGATGTGGTGCCGATGGCGAACATGCCTAATGCGCCTTTTAACGTTCAGCTCTACAAGTATAAGCGCCAGGCTGTTCTATCTGTTCTAAATGCCATATTCGACGATAACCTGCGGGCGCACTACGATACGACGTCGTCTGGCTGCCGCATTGACCTTCGCGGCACAGATTACAGCGGCATGATCATCGGTAATGCCTCGGTTTTTGATCAATCTTTCGGTCGGCAAATGGTAGTTGATATCCTTCAGCTCGAACGAAGCTCTGCCAGAAGCAACAGCAATGAGCGGTTGATGAAAGAGTTCCAAAATATCGATCTTGAAATAGAAGGATATTATGATCGTCAGACTGGCAAGCTTATAGCTAAAGGCGCACGTGCATTGCTTAAAGAAGCCATAGAAAAAGCCATTGCAATACTCTTCCCGGACGTGGCTGATAAGAATAAAAGCACAATCAGAAACCGTTCTTATCTATGGTAGCCCTTAAACTAAACCCCGTAGGCGTTGATGTGGTCATTCAAGACATGCAAGAGGCTATGTATGCGGAGTTAGTGAGCTTATGGGGCATAAAAAACGATACCGATTATGCTTGTTACGGTCGCGCCTATCGCCAGCAGGTGGCAGGCAAAGATCAATACATCCCTGAGGTGTTCGTGAGCGGTAACGATTACAAGGAAGTTTATCTGAATGACCGCGTAAAAGCCTTGTCTTACTTCCAGTATGAGCGAAACGACTTTAAACTGATGAATACAGCGCCCGTAAGCCTGATATTCTGGGTTAATATCCAGCAGCTCAAACCGGCAATAGATCACCGCGCAGACGAAGAGGTGAGGGTAGATGTAGCCAACTTCATTGTGAAGTACCTGGCTGATAATAACCAAACCATATCAACGGTCACCGGGATAGATAAGGTCTTTGCTGAGTATGCTGGCTACCGATCCGCCGATAGTATCAAGCACCGCGACATGCACCCGTTCCATTGCTTCCGTATCAACTTCACTTTGCCCCCTTACGACAGTACATCAAATTGTTAATCAACAAAAAAACTAAAACAACATGCCAAATAGTTTAAATGAAGTATCCTGCGGTACCAGCTCCGGAAATATCGGGACGACCCAATGTGGATACAAGCTTAAGAAGTCGCTAGGGCTTATTGCTCTGGCGCCCGGCCTATTCCCCCCGAACACCGCGCTTGCTTCACCAACAACCTTCAATGCCTGGTTCAAAGCAGCGCTGCAAGCTACTTCACGGGGTGCCCGCGCTTTCCTCATTGGCAAGTTCAAAGATGCTGTTTCCAACGGCCAGGATCCGCAGTTCTTTTCCTACCCGGACGGTTCGCGCGTATTGGTACGTGATGCTGTCCGCGCTATCCGCTACGAGCTGGATTCCGATTTCTGCTATCACAGGCAGATTATGGGTGTGGACCTGAGCTCTTACACGTTCCTGGAACTGTGGCAGACAACAGCAGGTGATGTTATAGCCATGGGCACGACGGCAACGGACCCCGCCACCAACTTAACATCCTTTGTAGGGGTAGCTAAGAGCCTGGTTTATGCTGAACCGCCAATCCCGCCAGCAAACAATGAGCCTGAACGCTACTACATGCAGGTTGAGGATCAGGATATCTATGATATCACCCTGAACCGTGCGGTTTTCAAGCTGAGCAAGACGTTCTTCAATGATCTGCAGCCATTTGCTGTTAAGGATGTTGTACTGGAGAACCGTACCCCATCCGGTGCTGCAGCTGGCGTGTTCACCATCCGTCCAAGCATCTCATGCGGTGGCAAGTCATTGTCCGGCCCCGATATGATCCCGGCTTTGGCATCCCCTACCTACATCCTGGTTACGAATGCAGCAACTGGCGCAGTGATCACAGCTACGACAGTTGCAGTGGATACTACCGACCCGGATAATATTGTCGTTACGCTCGACACAACGGATACGGATTACCCCGGCGCAGGCGGTTACATCAACATCAAGATCGCGGGCATGAGTGTAGTGCTTATCCCGATCGGCCCGTACGAAAGCAACATCCTATCCGTTCCACGCTCATAAAAAACAACCATTATGTCAGAAAAGAAAGCAATTAACCCGAAGACGGGTGAGGAATACGAAATCTTCAACGGTGTGCAATACCTGCCTTCCGTTGTGGCTAAGATGACTCCTGAAAAGTTCGCCGAACAGAACGCCCATTTATGGAAGGGTGATGGCAACCAGGCGGAACAACTGGCCGCATTCCATGCGGAAGCAACCCGTGTGAACAAAGACAATACAAAGCCTGCCCCAACTACCCCGGCAAAGGATGATGGCGACAAAGGCAAAAAGTAGGTTGGTTTTAATTGTGTGAATGAAGGGCGGCGGTATTCACTGCCGCCTTTTTAAATCAATTCTTATGGGTCTGATAGGTAAACTGGTAGAAGTGTTTAACAACCTTGATTTGGTGCAGGAAACGGCCAAAGCGGCGAAGGATAATGAGGATAAGATGGTGGCATTGAACCGCGACCAGATGAATGAAGGTATTGCGTCTACCGGAGACTATATCAAACCCGATTACACCCGATTGACCGTTGAACAGAAAAAGATTAAGGGACAGCGTTACGACGTTGTTACGCTTCGTGATACCGGCGCTTTCCAAGGCGAAATGTACCAGATCATTTCGGGCGATAAATACGACTACTTCAGCCGGGACAGTAAGGCTGTTTCACTTCATAATAAGTATGCGCCTGAGATCTTCGGCTTAACCCCCGATAGCAGAGCCACTGCATGGCGGGAATTCCTGGCGCCTGCAGTAAGACAGCAGATAAATATTAAACTTCAATCTTGACGCCATGAGCCACTGCAAGGACTGCGAACAAACACTAACCAACGAACAAAAGATTGCCCTACATGAAAAGGAACTTATTGAATTGGCGAAACAGAGAGGCCGGACATGGGCAAAGCACAACACCTACATCGGAAACCTCTACATCCACCGAACAAAGAACGGATTTGGATTTAAGCGCCTCGAAGAGCTCGACGGCCGGGAAGTCATCGATACTTATTACGTGTCTTTCTGACCTGTGGATGGCTACATACGTTACTATTGTAACCAGTGGAGATTTGAAGCACCTGGGAGGCGATAATGACGCGGATAGGCGCGAAGCGTGGGCAAACATCCAGGATGAGTGGGAACGCGAAATGCTGGGCGCTAAAGCCGAAATAGAATTGGACCATCAAAAAGAGATCCGGAAACTCACTTTTGACATTGCCCGTATCGGAATGATCGTGGATTATGTGCAATCATTGGGGCTAACGGAAGAAATAAAGGCGGAGCTGGCTGAAGAAGGCTTTTACCTGGAATCGGCGGATGAAATACAGCAGGTGATCAACCAATCCAAGCAATTAAACATCCGGCTTGATACGCTGATCAAGAAAACGGAAGCCAACGCAATAGCGGATAACGATACCGCGGTAAATAAAGCCCTTTTTGTAAAGATGTGCCTGAACTTCACCATACAATTCAAGGTTCATGTAGTATTGGAGAACATAAAGGCACTGGATTTCTGCGTCTACTACCGTAAATACTGTGATTACATAGAACAGGCAAGCAGAACCCCGGCGCCAGCAGAGTATTAAGGCTTGATGTTGCCGTATTCATGGGGGCGCACGGTTAATTCCATGCCTGGATTACGGGCGGCAAAGATGTTTTGCACCTGGTGCAGGTAGCGTATCTGAATGAGGGAATCATAATAGAAATTGCCTTTCATATCCATACGCAAGTACATCTGATACTCTCCTTCCCGGTTGGATATGAACTTTTCGCGCTTGTTATGGGCCGATTGCTTGAACCCGCAAATGCGAAGCATCGGCTCAGTGAGATCAACAGGCTTATATCCTTCGATCCCGGGCTGATCGGTTATGATATTCTCTTCATCCAGGGCCACGACGGTAGCAAATTCACCTGTGGCAATGTCTATCAGTACGTTGCCTAAACGTACGTCCTTTGGTGTGATCATAGGAAGGGGATGATTAATGTTTCATGCCATAATTATACAAATTTAACTCCGCCAGGTCCATTGCCCGTGCTAACAGCAGTTAAAATTTCTGGGCCGCAGTAATCCTCATCCGCGCCGCCTTTCTCATAGTTGGGGATCGGTGTTGATGCAATGACAGCCATTCGCGCTGCACCCGATGCACTTGCTAAAGCCGAAAGGGCGGTAGCTACGGCAAACATCTTCCTTGCGATTTGCTTCCTCTGCCTGATTATTCTGTGAGGCGTCCTTCGGTCGGGGAATGGCTTACGTTTCAATAGACCGCGAAATGGGATAGGTACGTTAAATGGAGCCGCTACCGCGATGGCTGCATCCGTGCAAGACCGCGAAAGCTCAACCGCTTTCTGCCTACGAAACCGATTCTTTAATTGTAAAGGAGTATCGCGTTGGTGTAAACTCGCCCTCAAGGTAAGCCCGCCTACCTCTTTGATCTTAAATTTTGGGTGTTTCATAATTATCTATTTTTAGAATGAGTAATCTCTTTCCTTGAATGTGTAATTGTTACGCTTGTTGACAAGTTTGGTGGCATAGCAATAAATCCTGTCCCTTAAGCGCTTGCTGTCTTTCTTTTTGTTCGCGGAATTGTTGAACCAATACAACATGTCCTCGTCCATATTGTCGAACTTCTTTGTTAGATAGAAGTAGATAAAGAAGTTGTACTGGGTCCGGATTTCCAACCAACTGCTGAATTGTTTGAGCGCTTTCCATGAGTTAATTGAAAGCATGAGCACGGATCCAAACAAGGCCAATAATGCGCCATGAACCACCCTAGTATCTAATGGCTCTCTGTCATCATAGTATTGCTGGTCAATTCTGCCAGCAATGAAAGCGTTGATGATAAAATAGGCGAACGCTAAATAGTGGTAAGTATTCATAAGTTTAAATGACAAAGCCCCTCAAATAACACAGACGGTACGAGCGCCTGTAATATCCTCGGGGCAATTTCTTGTTGAGCGTCTCGTACACGCTATAAAGTAGCAAATATACTATTTTGTAATCAAAGTTGCTTACTTTTATGGCATGGCAAAGAAGGCAACAAGATCATATCAGAAAGTACGGGAGCTGTTTATCTATTGCCGGGATCGGTGCCGTAGCGCAAGCGGTCAAACATCTGCTTTCTGGCTTGAAAAGGCCAGGATATGCGGTGACTTGTTGCGCGCATTCGATGCCAATGCCCCTCGCATAGTCCATAACACCAACTATCCAAGCTATCTCGATGCCTACAATCATTAAGCATATCATATCCGGGTACTGGAAGTTCGTCTATGAGCAGCGCCGCAGACGTGCCGAGTACATTGAGGCGAGGCTAGGGTCAACACACCCGCTATCCATAAAGTACATCCGCAAAGCAATTATGACCCTGCCTAAAATTCACGCACCCTTTTTAAAGTAATCCATGGCCGCAGATATAGAAGAAGTTATAGCCAGGACCGCTATCGAGGCTTTTAAAGAGGCCCGGGCGGAAACACAGGGACTTGCTGCTGACCTAGTACCAGCAATTAAGAACGCGCGCGATCTTTCCCAGGCGCTTATGGGTGTGAATAGTAGCGGGCAACTTGTAAAGGCTTACAATGAGGCTGCCGCAGCCCATAATAAGGTTGCTGATGGGTTAGATAAGATCACCGCTGCCAATGAACGCGCAATTGCAGCAGAAAAAAAGGCGCAGCAAGCCCGAGAAAAAGCTGAAGCCGCATATTTAAAGCAGCAGGATGCAAGAGCCGTAGCGGACAGCAAAGCGGCGAACGAATATCAGCGCAGGAAAGATAAAGAAGCGGCCACAGCCGAAAAAGCAGCCTCACGTCAGGCGGCAGCTGCAGAGAAAGCGGCCCAGCAAGAGGCCAAGGCTACCGAGGTGCTATTGAATGACTACGCCCTGTTATCCAAGGCGTATAATGAGGCCGCGCTCCGGGCCAAGAACCTGCAGCTTCAGCAGGGCTCCGGTAATGCAACGGTAAAAGAAGCTATAGACTTCGCCAATCAGCTAGGCAATAAGCTGAAAGCCTTGGACGCCAGTGTGGGCCAGAACCAAAGGAATGTAGGTAATTACGCGAGTGGATTTAGCGGGCTGAGTAATTCCATTCAGCAGATATTGAGAGAGGCACCAAGTGCGGCTGTTTCGCTGAATACATTCTTTCTTGCCATATCCAATAACCTCCCGATATTCTTTGACGAGATTACAAAAATCAACAAAGCGCAGCAGGAAGCGAAGGTATTGGCCCAGGAACAAATATTATTAGCCAGGGAATCCGCAACAGCACAGGCATTACAGGCTGGAGCAACTGCTGAAATGGCTGCAGCACAAGGCGCGTTGGCAGCCGAAACTACTGCCGCGAACGCGGCTAGCAAGGCCCAACCAAGTGTTCTATCCCAAATTGGTAAATCAATACTATCTGTAAATACGCTACTTACTCTAGGGGTGCTAGCACTCACACTTTTCGGTGGTAAGGCAGTATCCGCTATTGAGGGCTTATTTGGTATTACGGAGCAATCCAAAAAGGCAGCTGCGGAGTTAAAGAAATACAATGATTCAATAGATCAGATATCCAAGACAGAACAAGCGGCGGCCGCCCGCGAAATAGCTCATTTGAATACTTTGCTTTCTGTAGCAAAGGATGTTGAACAGTCATCTTATAACAGAAAGCAGGCCGCGCTGGAACTAGCTAAAACATACCCAGACAGGTTTGCCAATCTTACCCAAGAGGCTATACTAGAGGGAAGGGTTGGTAGCGCCGTAGAAGAAACTACTAAGGCGATATTGGCAAGGGCCAATGTGTCTGCCGCAGAAAAGAAAATAGGCGCTGCGGCTGAGAAGGTATTCGAACTTAATGAGCAACTAAAAGAAAACATCGCTCAGCAAAAAGAACTTAGCAAGCTTGATCTCAACAGCGATCCATTTACTGGCAGCAGATCGGGCTTCTCAAATTTCACTGACAAGAATAGACTTAGCGCCTTAAAATCAGAGGCTAAAGTACTTACGGATCAATTGTCGGCATTGAGGAAACAGCAGCAAGGGTATGCTGCAGACATTCAGGTGTCTTCGAAAGAGGCTGCCGATGCTATTTTTAAAGGTGGCAATGCGCCGGCAGGGTCAGTTTCCGCATTGCGTCAGCAGATAACAGAAACAAAGCAACTGCTCGAACTTAAAAAGGTCGGCAGTGCAGATCAAATAGCGCTTACCAAAAAGCTTGCTGAACAGGAAAAGCAACTTCGGATTATAGAAGGCGGATCAGATAAGCCACGGAAAAAGAAGGTCACGCGCGATAACACGAACGAGAATCTAAAGATATTGCAGGATCAGACAAAGGCGGAAGCCGATGAAGACGCAAAGCAACTCCAGTTAAAAGCAGAGAACGAACGCTTGATTATTGAAGATGAAGCCAAATCATTGCAAGTCAGGCTTGATGCAATACAAGCTTTCTATGGATACACAAAGAAAGCATTAATTGCCAAAAATAAGGGAGAACAGGATGAAGTAAAGAAGGGACTGGAAGCCATAGCAAAACTGGAAGCGCGCGGTGGCAAGTTCACCCAGGAAGAGCAGGATCTGCTCAGCAAAAAGAAGTTGTTTAATCAGCAGCTAGTAAATATTAACCTCGATGGACAGATAGCAGAAAAGAAGAATGAACGCGCCCGGGCCAAAGAAAGATTGTCTGCGCTCAAGGATGCCAGCCAGGATGAAATAAAGCAAGGCGAGCTCAACGCAGCGCACTTGATTGAGCTGCGCAGTGAGCAGCTAAACACGGATAACGATAATCTGAAAGAAGCGCTTGATAATGGCAAAATTACCCGTAAGCAGTACAATCAATCTATACTTTCACTTCAACGTGGTTTTGCAAGTGACATTCTCCGGATCCAGATTGATGAGCTAGAAAAGACTATAGATACCGGACTGCTTACGAGGGATGACTACGATAAAACGATTAAGAAAATTGAGGAACTGCAGACGCAGCTCAATAAAAAGCCTAAGTCTAGTGACTCAAAGAACCCCTTAGGGCTTTCAGATGAAGGGATCAAAACTCTTAATGAATACCTGGCGCTTACAGAAAAAGCCGGTGAGCTGATCAATGATGTGTTCAATATCCAAAAGGCTCAGTTCGATGCCAGAATGGCACAGTTAGATGCGGAAGGGGCCAAAATTGACAAGAACCTCGATAAAAGGATATTCGGCATTAAAGCGGAGGGACTGACCGCAGAAGAAACACAAAAGAAAATAAGCCAGGCTGAAGCAGAAGCACAATCCCAGCGCGAACGCTTAGAATCCCAACAGGCAGATTTGAGAAGAAAGGCCGCTCGGGCAGAGCGCGCTCAAACGATTGTAAGCATTATAACGTCTACAGCGCTGGCCGTTGTGCGACAATTAACTGCCATACCCCCCGGCCCACAGAACTTAGCCTTAGCCGCAATAGTAGGGGCAATTGGTGCTGCACAGCTGGCAGCGGTTCTATCTACCTCTGTTCCTGCTTACGCAACAGGTGCCGGCATAGACGGGAAGCCTGCTCACAAAAGCGGATTAGCACGCGTAGGTGATGGAAAATTTAATGGTAAGCCGGAACGTGAATTAATAATGGAACCGGGCAAGGATCCTTACATGGTTGCGCACGATCATATTAGATTACTGGCCCCAGGTAGCCGGGTAATACCGGAACACAGGATAATGAACACCGCCTATGCCTCCCTAACCCCCCAAATGATTATTTCCCTTACGCAGCAAAAGAGTGATAATCGGGATGTAGTACGTGAGATCAGGCAAAACAGCGCCAAGGAGCGAGAGATACTGATGCGCCTTATCCCTAAGCAGGTGCATAAAGAATCGGCTGCATTTCAGATGTGGAGAAACAAGTGGGTATAACAATCATTCATGCGGACAATAACAAATAATTTTCCAACCTTCGGCTTCCTGTTCCGTAAATCGGCTGCAGAGTATTACCGTGTGATAAACGGAGTGGTGCAGTTGCTGCCTGGACCGGCTTATCTAGGCTCAGAAAACGCTTTTTGGCTCGATGATCCTGATGGGTGGAACGAGCTAGGCATAAGATGGGAACGGGATAAGAACTACGGCGGGATATTCCAAACCTATAGCCAAAGCCTCAAATTCCGGGGGGAGGCGGCACAGATCATCAACTATTTATACGGGCAATTTGGCGTAAGTGCGGAATTGGAGGTTTTGGTGCTAAAATGCAATTTTAATATTGATGCGACGCCCGGCGAAACGCTCGTTTATAATGAGTATTTCGCCGCCAACATAGACTTTACCACTATTTCCCTGGCCTTTGATGCTATTACGTGTGCGCTCAGAGATACCGGTGCTGTCTCATTGTTAAAAGCTAACGACGGTATCGACTATACAATTGAAATGGAGGGCAACCCGGATGCGATAAGGGCATATATAGATGGCGTTACACTGAAAAATTCCACTATCTGGACCATATCAGACAATCCAGCCGGCGATAACGTCAATGTGTTCAATAAACCGCAGATGAATATTGCCTCTTCTGAAACACAGTACATCGATGATGCCACTATTCAAGATTACAGTGAAAGCCTAGATACGAATCACTTCTTTGTCTCAAGTACCGAACAAGATGTAGTGCTGGATTATGATTTCTCGGTTCAGGCTTACCCATTAAGCGGCGTCAACTATTCAACATCGGAGTTGGTAACCGGCTTCTACAAATTACTTGCGGATGGCGTTACAACAGTGCATTACTGGCTTGTGTATGAGCCTAGTTATCTTATATTCCTGTATTACAACTACGTTCTAAAGGGGTCTGTAACAATCCCTATGCTGCCGGGGGAAAAGCTTTACTACTTCTCAAGCATTTTCAATGCGCAGATCGAGTGGAAATACAATACAGATCCTAATCTGGTTGCGGGGACCATAAAGATAGGCTATGATACGACTATAACTGCTACAGAGCCTTACGGGCTTAGGATATTCGATGCCTTGAAACAAACCCTAGCCAAAGCCTCGAACGGCAAGATTGGGCTTATTAGCGACTATTTATCGGACCCGGACCTCATAGATGTAGATGCATATCCTTATTGGGATTCGTATTTCTGTGGCGATGCATTGAGGGAAATCCCAAATGCTAAGATGAGTTTAAACGTGGCCGACATCATTAAGGATCTAAGGAGCCGATATTGCCTTCGAGCGACAATGCAGGGCAATAGCCTTAGGGTTGAAAAAATGGGATTCTTCTATGATGAGGACAATGAAATATTTGATCTTGGTGAGGTATCGGACCTGGAACTAAAGTGCAGCCAGGATGACATTTACAATCAAATTCAGATAGGGTACAAGGATCAGACGTTCGACACGCTTAATGGCCGCGATGAGTATAATACGATGCACCAATACGAAATCGAGTTTGATGGCAAGGTAAAAGGGCAGCTAGACTTACTAAGTCCATACAATGCCAGCATGTATGCCATTACGGTAGCTTCGTATAATAGGGAAGGCAAGCCAACTACTGATAGTAAGGCTGACAGCGAAATATTCATTTTGAATCTTAACCCCATATTGGAATTAATTAATGATGAATATGTTAGAAGAGCATTTAGGCCAAACAATTACTACTACTCTATAGATCCTGACCGAGTGCAAAATGTGCTTTCGCCACTCACCGACTTTAATATGCCAGCGTCACCAACGCGTAACTTGATAAGATCTGCAAGGTTCCTGGCAATTGGCACTGACAGGATGCAAAACGGGCAGAAGATCAAGTTTACTTCGTCTACTAAGAACGATGCACTGATATCCAATATCGGATATGGAGAAATAGTGGAAAGCCAAAGCTTTGATTTGCCAATTGCCCGCCCATACTATTTGCCTGACGTTATTGATTTCAGATGTCCAGTAGGTGACAACTTCGCCAACAGCGTAATGCAATACCCACATGGTTACATCTCAGCAACATGGTATGGCCTCCCGGTCAAGGGATATTTAAACAAGGGGGGGCAAGCGGACGCCGAAAATGGGGTTTTCGACTTTCAATTACAACTTCACACGGACACCGATAAAGGCAAAATTCAAAAATACTAACATGGCTTCAGCCGATCAAAATTTATTAAAGCAATCCCTTGTGGTACCTGTGCGCGTGGTGCCAGTACTATCGGTGGACCACGTTGGCGGATTCCCCTATACGTTGCCTTTCCGGCTGGACCTGCCCAGCATAACCTACCATAGTATTCCATTTGATCAGTCATTGCAAAACCTCACCCGGTTAGACTGGCAAAAGGAAGGCAATTATACCCAAAAATGGCAATTGACTGATCCGATCCCGGGTATATACAGCATTCCGGTAGACAGCTATCTTACTGCAGCTATTTACGATTGCCATGGACAGAAAGTGGCGGATATTCCCGAAACCAGCATCACCGAATTTTCGGGAAATAACATCTATGGTATAAGGACCAAAAGTTATTTCTTTAGTTATAGTTATGAGGGCCTATTGCTAAATACAGGGAATTACATCTTTGTGCTGGCCCTTACGGCGCTGGAGCAAATCCACATATACCGGAGCGACACGCAGGAAGTAAAAAACAATCACTTCGGGACTAAATTAATTGAATACAATGATCGCAATAATAGGGTAGATTTCTATTCTATTGCCCCTGGTTACAATATCAGAGTGGAAGCGGAACTAAAGCTATCGGAATGGGAGTACGCTGACACGAACTTCCTGGGACAGAATGGCGAAAACAGCATTACCTATTCCAGGAACAACCGGAAATATGATTTCGTTGTCGGTGCCAAGAACAGAACCAGACAGGGCAACATAGGCGTAGCCAGGTGGATGATCGATAAGCTTGTAAACATCATGGGTAGTGAAGAACTGTATGTTGACGCCGAATGTATGGTGAGAGCGACTGGCGTTAACCCTGAGATAGAGGACTATGGCCAAAGGATGGAATCAACTGCGACATTTAAGCTCTATGAGCAGAACATTGGCCAGAGACGCATATTTGGCACCGTTCTTGCGAGGTACGAATTCCCCATCAGTTATCCGTATGCTGTTGCATCTCTATACATGGATGGTACGCAGATATCATCGGGCGATATAATTTCAGACATATCTGACCTTGTAGCGCTAAAGGATCATGCAAACATGCTAGGCAGGAAGGGGACGTTTACGTTAGACGGCACAACGCTTATTTATACTAATGGGCGTTCTGAATTCGTTTCTTTGATCGAGGGCGTGGTGATTGGCAAGCGAGTACGCTTTTCTGTTTATAGCCCCTCGGGGTCCGATTGGAACAGCTTCAGTTACCGTGGCGGGACTATTCTTATTGATTTCGGAGATGGCACCTACGATACCTTCGCTAATGCAGGCACAACCATATTCATCGCCCACACTTACGATTACACGGCATCGGATGCTTACGAAGTGACGGTGTGGCACCAGGATAACATTCAAGAAATTAGCTTTAACCCACCTAACCTCAATGACTTTGAACTGGACGTATTCAACACCAGCGACATACTTCCGTTAAGCCTTCAATCACTTGAGATCAATGGACAACCAGATTTCTCAACAATGATCAAATCAATCCTTAACCCGGGCCTAACCAGCTTGACCATTACGGGCTGCGGTCTAAACACCCTCAGCAACCCTTTCTTCACCAGCCGTACCAACTTAAACAGGATAGACTTAAGAGGGAACAAACTGGATGACACTGATCTAAACGACTTCACATTTACACTTGTTGGTGCTGTTGACAATGACAACCGGAACGGCAACATTAAGCTAGAAGGACAAACGCCACCGGCACCACCTAGCAGCGGCACTTTGGCAAATCTGAACGTACTGCGCAACTCCTTTGGCTGGACCTATTCAACTGATTAATTATGAGCTATCAACTATTCCTGACCAATTGCGGATGCCTTTCGTCCTTTGATGCGGAACAGGTGAACCCGCATGCAATCAACGTTATAGACGGCGATAAACTGCCAGAGTACGGATTGTACATAGTGGGCCTGACGCTTCAGCTATCTAATGGGAAGAAAGTGTTTTTAAAGATCGATTCTTTATTTGCTGACAGGCTATCTTTTTTATCATATCTTAGTAGTAACTTTGCTACTATTGAGCAAATTTATGGACACTTTTACTATGAAGGTGGGCAACTAAAATACTCTAATCCTGAAAAATTCTTAAGCGCTGAAATAATGGCCATACTAGGTACAAGGTTATTGGTTTACAAGTTCGGCGCGGGTGGGCAATCGCCCATAATCCCTTACCGAAGGGAGCTTGAGAATGGTACTATCGTACCCTCAGACCCAGCGCTCGCAAATATTCTACAGATCAGATGGGGCGATCAGCTTATTAATGAGAATATATCCCTGACCACAGATAGAGTGACCCAAGACCCTATCAACTACGGCTTAACGTTTACCGACACATATGAGGACGGCAATATGTGGATCCTCGTTTCGGATGTGGTGCCGGAAACCTCACTACCAACTTTTGATTACCTCGTTCCAATCCAACTATCCTGATGATCGTATTATTAGACATACAAACCAAGTCTACACTGCAGCGGTGGTTTGCCACGGAGGCGAATCAGATCGTTGCCAAGACTGATGAATTGGGTGTTGCGGCTGGCGCCGGTGTTGCGGAGTTGAATATCCCTTTCAAGTACCCCGGCGATTACCTTTCTCTCGATGGTTCTGCTGAAAATGCGATGGTCACGACCCTGAATGCAATAATTGACTACATCAATAATTCAGGCCTCTTGCCAGTAGTAATACCCACAAAAACAGTAGGCAGCAGCTTTACAGCCGATGAATTCAACCGCCTTGTCGCCAAGATCAATGAAACCGCCACATGGATTAACGACCATACATCTGTTTCGCTATTGGCTCAATGGGGATGGTCGGCAACAGACCCCTTCACTGATTTAGCCGCAGGTATTGACAATATTACCTACCAAGGTAATCAGGTTTTAGCCAACAATTCTGATAACATAGTGGCGGATTTCCATTCGATGCCCGACTATTATTACACGGTAACAAAAGTCCCAAGTTCGGTAAGCCTGAAGACCACTATTACCGATTCTGCCGCACCATACAACATCGGCACAATCCCAGACAATACGAACCGCGAGGCATTTACTGTTGCAGGATCCCGATACTATGTCGCCAGAGTGCCAACGGTATATGACAAAAGCCCATCATCACGCGTAACATACTCATAAACAATCATGAAAAAAGGAATACTGATTATCCTGCTGGCATTGGCCGCAAACTTTGGACAGGCCCAGATGTATAGCCCTTCGGATCACAGCCTTGCCTCAAAGGCAATGGGCTTTAGCCAAGCTTCACCAAGCGATGGCCGTTCAATGTACCTCGACAAGGTGAACTTTAAGTACCGGGACTTCCAGAGCACTACCGAGGCGCTGTCTTACCTCAGCCTCGCAACAAACCGATTTGGTCACTTCCCGATATTCGTCCATAGCGGCGGCACGCTTACGAATGGCACTTGGACGGGCGGCACCATGACCGCATATTGGTTTAAGGACGGCGTGAGCAATAGCGACTTAGTCGTTATGAATACTGGCGGTGGCGGCACCCCAACGGGCTTCGGTCTTACCTCTTATGGAGTGGACAGTACAATCATCCAAACAAAATCCGGCTACACGAACGCCAATTACTATTCTACCACCGCATCAAGCGGGCAGACGGTGTTCACTCCTGGCTTCAATATCCCATCACCTGCTGCATCTTACCAGCTGTTTGTAAACGGGGTTAAGATATCAACAGGCTTCACCAATAACACAACCAATATCACATTTGCTTCCGGCAAAACAGCCGGGGATAAGGTAGAGATACAGTTGTTGGGTTATGGCACCGGCAGTACCGTTTCCGGCGTGTCCTCTATCAATGGTTCCACTGGTGCTGTTACCTTAAAAACCGTCAATGGCAATTCATTAACCGGCAGTGGGGATATCCCGGACAGGATGGGTACGAAAGTATTCTACCTGTCCAAAATGGGCATCCCTGACGACGCCATTCTTACGGCAGGCTCTACTACATTCGGTACCGATGCAACGGCTGCCATACAAGCTATTTTAGATCAGGGCGGCACCAGTCACTTGATTGTGCATTGGGATGTGCCATGTTCGGGAACAGGCTGGCGTATTAAATCCAATACAACGATCATAGTCAGTCCGGGCTGCGGTGCAATATTGCGTAACAATTCCAATCGGCCACTTATTCAGAACTATAACAAGTCGTTTGGTACCAGGATCGATCATGATATAACCATCGATGGTGGCATATGGAACGGTAACGCTTACAACATAGATTTTATACACGCCCAAACGAAAGGCACTACCCAATGGGGGAGTACGAGCGTGTTCGCCATGTACGGGGTGGAAAATCTGACCATAAAGAACTGGACTATTTTGTGGAACCGTGCATACATGATCCACGGCATCAACATTAAGAATGGTCTGTATGAGAATGGGGTTGGCGATTCGGGGCCGGAAACGCATTACGGGAATGCAGATGGTTGCCACTTTGACGGGAACTCCGTTGACTGTCGCGGCCGCAATCTCAACATCAAGTCCGGCGATGATGCAATTTGTTGCACGGCAGATGACGCGTACGAAGACACCGGCGTTCTTTATTTTGAAGGTACCACCAACGGTTACTATGTTGGCGCTCAGGGGCCAATCAAAAATGTTAGCTGGGAAAACATACACTTCAATGATGCCGTTACAGGATTCAGAGCACTTTCTGCTGGAAGTTCGATAGATGATATTCATTGTTCCAATTTTACAGGAACAACAAAAGGCCTGTGGTGCATCATGAACCCCTACACTGGTGTCGTAGCATCGGGCCCGGGCAATCTTGGTACGATCACTTTTGAGAACATCAATGTCAATCATGGTGATCGTACCGTGTTCGCCGATGGCGGGGCTTGGATACAAAGTAATGCAAAGCGTATTGTGTTCCGCAATCTCGTTCGGGACAACTTTGTAAAATCGAACATTCCTACAATTTTGTTGGATGGCGGCGTACAGATTCAGGAGTTGGTGCTTGATGGCTATTATAGCAACGACGCGTCTACCTACGTTACGAATCACATATTGATGGGCAATGCCTCTATCAAAAGGCTGATAACGCCAAATATCTCGATCAACAGGTCAACCGGATTGAACCTTTCAAACTTTATCAGAATGGACAATAACCTGTCCAAGATAGAGACATGGGTATTTGGCAGCATCATTGGGGACGGCATTTCCAACATATTGGATAACAACCACGGCGGTTCGGTGAAATTCATTTCCGGGGGATCGTTAATGCATCTGAACACAGACCAGCCATCGTTTGTTACTTCGGCCTCGGTCAAATCTATCAATATAGAGGGTGCCGTAGCTAAAACGCTTACATCGGGCACATTCAATTTAAAGACCGGTACAGCATTCAATACAGGTGGCTATAACGATAGCAATTCTACCGCAGCAGTCCCAGTAAATCCGTACATGACCGGGTTTAGCGCTATACCATTCCCGACAACTACGAACGCTGCACAAACAGTATCGGGATCGGCGATATGGCAGGCTAACAATGGTGTATCCGGACAGGGTCATTATGGACTTTCTAATTTGAAATTGGCGGCTGGGCAAGATGGCGCAATAGGTTTTTACGTAGGAGGTGCGGATGCCTATGATGCCATCATCACGTTTAACGCTGCTAACTCACAAATACCATTCACATCCTTTAATGCGGGTGCGTCAGTTACCAATAGCGGCGGGGCATTGAAGCTTGTTTACTTCGATGCGGCCCATACATCTTCAAATCCAGACTTAGTCCCTGGCGGTTCAACGATACCTGCAGCTACATGGGTAGTAGTAAGGCGGACAGGATCAACGCTAAAAATGCAAACTACTACGGATGGGGTAACATTTACGGACGTTTATACATACTACTATAGTTCTACTGCAGAGCTGCATGTTCAGTTTGATGTAGCTGGCAATCCCTCTAAACTCTACTATCCACAAGGCATAAACTTAACCCCATAATAGAAGATCCATGAAATATCTAATTGCCATATTCTGCTTACTGATATCATCCTTTGCTTCTGCGCAGATCACCCTTCTTAGCAATGACGGCTCATTAGTACCGCAGGATTCAGTCACAAAGCAGGCTATTGTTATAGCCGATTCCCTCAAAGCTATTGTTGCCCAAAAAGCAGATGCAGATTCATTGAGGCGGTACCAGACGGTAGCGGCAAGCAATACAGCCAATGGCATAATGAACAGCGCGATTAATCTGAGAGCAAGGAATACATCACTGGACAGCATGCGGAACGCAATACGGGCTATAAATGCGCGGATTGATAGTATAGAACTCACGCCGGGGCCAGCGGGTAAGGATGGGGCAGATGGGCAAAGTATCACCGGGCCTATGGGGCCGCAAGGTGTAGCCGGGCCAACTGGTAGCACCGGGGCGAAAGGCGATAAGGGCGACACTGGCCCGCAAGGCGTTCAGGGTGTAGTAGGGCCACAGGGGGCGAAGGGTGATATTGGGTTAACAGGGGCAACAGGCGCACAGGGGATACAAGGAATAACCGGCGCAACCGGGCCGCAGGGTATCCAAGGTGCAAAGGGAGATGCAGGAGCAACTGGAGCACAAGGGCCGACCGGTTTAACGGGTGCAACCGGAGCAGCAGGAACGAACGGAACCAATGGGACCAACGGGACAAATGCACTGGTAACTCTTACCACATCTGGCACCAGCGGTGTGACAACCTACAACGCAGCCACCGGGGCTTTGAACATCCCCAATTACAGCAGCAATTATGCAATCAGCGCCACAACGGTAGGATTGAGCAAAGCCACACTGAATGCTACTTACCCGACATCACCGGTAGGATTTGAGGTGTATTGCCCAAGCATTGCCTTAGGTGGCGCCATCTACAAGAGAATTACAACAGGAGCTTCAGGAACATGGCAAGCCATTTCGGCACCGCCAGCACTTTAAAACATTGATCATAAACACAAAGCAAAATGTACACAAACGTAGTAGCAACAGATTTGGGCGAAGTGCTGGACCCGGTAACAGGTGATTTGATCTTTGGTATCAAGTCCGTAACCGCTGACGAGATTATCACTCAAACGGATGCGGAAGCCTATTTTGAAAAGGTAGAAAGTGGTGACGAACTGGTTGACGGTGTTCCTACCGGCCTGCAATTTGAATGTGTGATCATCGCAGGTACCGGACCACTTATCCTTTACATTCTCTATGGTCCATACATCAAAGCGATCATGATGATGATCCGCATGATGCACTAATATTTAAACTACGGGGGCGACCCCTGGCAAATTATCAATCATGAGCAACAAAGCAAAGCTGGGTGTATTAGTCCACAATGTTGAGAACAAGAGCCGGGATTTCGGCGAGGTAAATAAATGGGCTGCCGCTGTGATCATCAAAATCGATGGTAAGCCCCAAACAATATTTTTCACTGAAGCATCGCTGGCCGCTCACCTTAAACAGAGTGCAGAGAACCCGGAAGATGCTTTACAACTTAAAAAATGCTTTTTATGAGCAATCCATTTTCGCAAACATCAACAACGTCTATCATAGCCGTAATGCTAATAGGTGGGTCATTCTTCCTACTCGGCTACCTGGGTATGGAGTATGGTGACGATGCTACCACACGGACACAGCTGATTACCGGCCTGTTGACTTCGTTAGGTGCCGTTACCGGGTATTACTTCGGGGCCGCAAAGAACCGGGCTGGACAGGTCAATACAGACAGTGGGGATATTAACGTCAACCCACCTAACCCATAAATGCACTTTTAGAGCCCGGCCCTTAGACCAATATTTAAAGGGTACTAACAATGAATGGAAAAGACAATCGCAGCGTTCACCAATGCTATCAAAGCCATCAAGTCATTCCCGTGGCCGAGCATAGTCGTGCTATTAATAGCGTCCAACGTTTACACGCTTCGCTGGTTAAGGGGGCAAATAGACAAGGAGTTGCAAGACAAGGACAAGATAATCGAACTCAAGGAGAAGATCATCCAGGTTCAGGACCAGCGGAATGCAGAGAAAGACAGGACACTGCAGATATTATACAACCGTCCAAAACAACAAAGCTTACCAAACGAGGATCAGTAATGAGCACTATAACCTTGATACTCATATTGTGGTCAACATCCAGTAGCCTTCCGGCGCAAAGGCGCAGCGAAAATAACGCTCAGCCCAAGTGCAGCAATTATGATCAGATTATCCATGACAAAGATGTTCAAGCTGCGGTCTCAGATAGTCAAATTGCGTATAAGCTGAGACAGGACAGTATTAAATCTACAGTACCCAAAAACTAAGCCATGAAAGACAATTACAACGATGATGATATCAACATCAATAATGAGACGTTCACCAAGATACTGTGTGCGGTCTTATTGCTGATCGCTATACTCGCTCTACTGATCGGTACTTCCGGCTGCACGTCTGAGCGCTGGGCGGTAAGAAAGATAGGGAAGGTGGTAGCGTATCAGCCGGCAGTATTTGCCAGGGAAGCAGCCAACAGAATACCGGCTAGGATCATTGACAGCACCCGTGTAGAATACCGGGAAGGCAAAGCGGTGTATCATGTAGATACCGTGACGGTGGATTGCGATAGCATCCTGCATCAATTTGCTGGTGTCGGCAATATGATCACCAAGACAGTTCGCGTCCCATGTCCACCATCCTACATCCGAACAGATACCTTCTATGTGAACCATTACCGGGTAACAGTAGATCAAGGGGCCTTAAACGCCGCTACTCTAGAAAGGGATAAAGCCATAGCCAATGAGAAAGAAGCTAAGGACGGCATGCAGAAATGGCGTAGCTGGGCATTGTGGACGTGGATACTTATTGCCGCTGCAGTCGGTGTCATTCTCTTAATCAAGAAAGTATTTTAGCATGAAGATCACAGCCCCGCAACTTCAGCAGATAGTACCAATGCCATTCGCCCAATCAGAAACACTCTGTGCGGCGATCAATGGTGCCGCACCGCTTTATGACATCAATACGCCGCTCAGAATGGCCGCATTCTTATCACAGGCGGCACACGAAAGCCAGAACTTCCAAAAGAAGACGGAGAATCTTAACTATACGCCGGCTAATCTAATCCTTACGTTCAAATACTACGCCCGTAATCCACGCTTAGCGGCTCGTCATGGGCGTATTACAGGTAAGCAAGCCGCAGATCAACAGGCCATAGCCAACACCGTGTATGCGGATAAGAACCGCGATGCTGACCGTAAGCTGGGCAATAAAGAAGATGGGGATGGATGGTTATACCGGGGCTTTGGTCATTTGCAGGCCACTGGAAAGGATATCGCCATAGCATACGCAAAGTTTAAGGGAATGGATGTGCGGGAATTGGTTAGCCTATGCCGGACATCTGAAGCTTACGCCGTGGATTCGGCTATGTGGGTCTTTGCCAAGTACAAGAGCCTGAATGATGAAGCGGACAAGGGCCAGATCATAACCATATCCAAGCGCATAGCAGGTTCAGAAATGGGCTTAAAAGAGCGTGAGGCATTGTATAGTAAGGCTAAGAAAGCGCTGATAGGCTGACGGTAAAGTTATTACAGTTAGGTGTTAGGAGCCCTCACTTTTGAGGTCTCCTTTTTTTCTAGCAATAAGATGATGAATCTTAGACATCGCTCGAGAAATAATCGCTAAAGATTGATGAACATCAGCTATTTCATTGTAAACGGTATTAATGAGGGTAGTGAAGTCTTCTTCATCATTTACAGGAACCTTGACTGATGCATTAAAAGGTAAGTAGCCATCCCCGTTTTCGAGCCAATCTTTATTCACATCTAATGCTGTATGCAATTCTAATCTTGCGCGTGCCGAAAGGCTTAGGAGGCCATTTTCATACTTTGATACTGTGGCCTTATCAACAGGTTTGCCTTCACCGCCAAGAACTTTCCCAAAATCATCTTGGCTCATCCCGAGTAACTCTCTTACGTGCTTTAATCTAGCGCCTTGCAAAATAAGATCCTGCGGAACAGTATTGGCAATCATTTCACCTCTGCCGCTCTGCAGCCAGCTTTCACTTACCTGCGGGTATATAGATCGGATCTTAACAATAGTGTCCATTTTAATAACACTATTTCTTCCTATCGCCTTCGCTATGGTACTTGGGCCAACATTAATACTGCGCTCAAATGTGCTTACAGGGATATTGAGATAATTGATAAGATCGGTCAAAATTGAAGCCTTCGCCATATTTATTTATTTAATGCTGTTACGATATTGAATGCGGCAGCTTCATTGCAGGCAGTAGCGTAGTGGAAGCCTTCGCAAGTTACAACAGCCAATTTATTACGCTTACCTTGCCGGAATGGATAACCTATAGGCTTACAAGATTTCATTTCCCCCAAACCGGTACGCAGCCAAGAAATGTTTATGTCAGGGAATATGCTGTTAATGATCTCCGCTGTTTTGAAAGATATTGCGGTGTCACGGCTTATTGCTCGGTAGATTGACGCATAGTCTAATCCGCATAATCGAGCCAATTAGCCAGCATTGATATTCTTATCTTCTAAGAGCATTTTGTAAATTCCAGCAGCCTTCATAGTTTTGTTTGTGTTGCAAATATCTATACAAAAACCCAAAGTGCAAAATAAATTCTACTTTATTTCTACACGCTTATTATCTTTGATCCATGGCCAGACCCCGTAAATCAGAAGAAGATAAAACAGAACCATTGAACCTGCGCGCTGAAAAGGAGCTGAAAGATCTTTTGCTAAAGATAGGTGCGACCCGTGGGGTTAAGTCATTCATCGGGGTTATTCGATTACTGGCTACGGAAGAGGGGAAGAGGCTTGAAATTAAATAGTATTTTTGCATAAATAAAAAGCCCTCACCGGTTGCGCCCGATGAGACCTGTGGCTCTCTTCATAAGAAGAGGCTGATTGTGATTAAGCGCACCGCCTAATCTACAGTAAACGAAAGCCCTGAGAGATCGGGGCTTTTTATTTAAATTTGTATTATGGACGGAGACGCTTAAATTTACATCAATAGAACCTGCCACGCTTCCCGATGAACAGCGCACCCGGGCGGGTCTTTTTATTTCTAATCCCCCTCTAACTTCATAAGTGGTCGAATCTGACCGCTTATCTCGCGCCAGTAGCGGTAAATCTAACTTCATGGGAACTTCATTTAGGAGCACTGAAAATTGAGCGCGCCTATTTTAGCAAAAACTGTATCTTTAATATTCCACAATCCAAGTCAATTATAGAACTTGTCATGTTGCCGCCCCGATGCTCTAACATCGGGGCTTTTTATTTGCCTGAACCTCAATAGTTTAGAGAGCGCAAAATTGCGCTCTCCTCTTTTGTAAGAATAAGCATGTTTGAATGTGCTTATTTAAAATGGTCATGCTTCAAAAGCAATTCGGCATGCTCTTCATCCGTCAGGCGTATGTACTTCATGAAGTTCGCAGTAGATTTGTGTCCAGTCACTTTCATTATAGAAATCATTGGTACACCCGCCTTAAAGGCATTGGTGGCGAAGGATCTGCGCATTGTGTGTGTCCCAAGTAAAGAATGCTTCGGCACCCATCTTTCGACCTTTGCACCGCCTTCGGTTCGTGTGAAAAGCACCTGCTTAGTCAGCTTCGCATCTTCGCCCAGGGTCTTTGCAAATTCCATAAATGGCGTGAGCTGAGGGATGGTAAACACCCCGGCATGCCGATCCCATATCTCTTTAGCTACGGCATCCAGCGGCACCCATACGGCGGTAGTTGTCTTGGTGGTGTTGATGTTCACTACGTCCCCGTTCCTGTGTGCCGGGGTGAGCCGGTAAAGGTCACTGTGCCGCATGCCCAACCTGCAGCCCAGGATAAAGGCATCCCGCCACAACGCCTCTTTGCCCTCGTATTTGTGATCCAGGATCTTTTGCTGTTCCTCATGGGTCAGATAAACGGCATGGTCAATATCTTCCCGTTTGGCCGAAAATGCTTTTGTTTCCAGGATGGCCCCCTTGTGCCAGCCCAACCTCCGGCTACCATTATATACGGAAAGAATGGAATCCATGTAGCTAGCCACACTGTTCTTTGCCAATCCGGATTTTGTCTGCTCAGCTACGAAGGCCTTCATGTGATCTTCCGTTAGAGTGGCCGGGTTCTCATTGGCAAGTGGTGACTTCTGAAGGCGGTTCTTTACCACATTCGCCACTTTGATAAAGGATGCGCTGTACTTCTTCCCGTCATTCAGGATCTGCCCGGCTTCTACCTCTTTGATGTATCGCTCAAATAGTTGGAAGAATGTTAGGGATGCAATTACCGGCTTTGCACGGGGCTTTTGGTTTGTTTCTTCCAGCACCAGCGCTTTTACATCCTCGGATCGGGTAGGCCTTCCGGCCTGTCTCATATCGACCTCGTAGTTATCAACGAGTGTTCCTAGCCGGCGAATTACAGCGGCTTGATCCTTGGGAAGTTTATTCTTTTGAAACAGGTCAACGTTCACCCGGAGCCCGGTGCTGACCTGCACCCGCCCATCGTGGCAAGAGTACTGTAAATAGACTGTTGTACGCTTCAGGTAGAAGGAAAGAGAAGTGGCCATATTGGTAGTAAGCCCAAGGTAGTAAAAATGGTAGGCAGTTTACAGTACT